TCACTCACCCCCGAACAATCTGGCAATACGTTCATTTACACTCTTGTCCAGTTCCAGAAAACGTTGCTCCAGTTCTTCACTGAGCGCGGGCTGCTGATATTTGTAGAAATAACGAGTAAGAGGTATTTCTGCGCCAGTTTTGATGACAGGCTTCTTCGCGCCGAGGTTCTCCTCGAAGAAGGCTGCCGCATCAGGCACATGGGGCAGCACTTCCAGCGCCATGTAAGTTTCAATCGTTTCATCCCACTTCACGAGTTCTGAATCGCGGCTTTCCTTATCGTATAGCGCGTTGCCTTTCTTGTCGCGCTGAATCTCTGCAGCCTTGTCCATGACAGATAGACCGTCGGAGATCTTCTCCAGCAGTTTCTTGTCCTGTGTCACAGCGGCAAGCACCCGCGTCAGCACCGGCAAAAAAGCAGCAGGCGAAAGATAGACATCATCTGAAATAGCGGCATGCAACGCGGCCAGAATGGCGTCGAAAACGGGCTTGTTGTTCTGGTAAGCCTCCAGCTTTTTTACATCCTTGCCGGTCAACTCTTCCATGTTCTCCAGTTCATTAACCTTGCCTTCGTCGTAAAGACTGGACAGGCTGCCATCAGAGAGCATCTTTTGAATGCGCTCCTCGGTGATGGCATAGCTCCGCTGGAGGGGCTGCATGATCGTATACTCTCGATAGATGAACTCCGTATTGGGATAGATCTTCACCAGTTCCCCAGGCTGGAAGTCTGCGTAGAGCTTGGTAATCGTGGAACGATCTTCTGGCGAAATTTCATTTTTCTTCTCGCCCAATGCTTTGCGAAGTTTATGGAAAACACTGCTGGCATCGATCAACTGAATCTTGCCAACGCGCTCTGAGCGCTTGTTCTTGGACAGCACCCAGATGTAGGTGGCAATGCCTGTGTTGTAGAAAAGGTCAGTGGGCAGTGCGATAATCGCCTCGATCAAATCGTTTTCCAGCAGCCAGCGGCGAATCTGGCTCTCGCCGGAAGCTGTGCCGCCGGTGAACAGTGGAGAACCATTCTGGATGATGGCGCAGCGACCGAATGTATCATCCATCTTATCAACGGCAGATTGCAGGAATAGCATCTGCCCGTCACCAGAGCCGGGCAAGCCCGCGCCCCAACGACTAAGGTCACCCTTTTGATGCTCAGCAATTACTGCGGCTTCCACGCCTTCAGCAGCGTCCTTGCCACCCCAGGCGGTTCCAAAGGGAGGATTCTCCAGCACAAACCGCATCTTGGTGCCCTTGAAGCGGTCTGCTATAAACGTATCCTGATAGCAGATGTTCTCGGCGTTCTGGCCTTTGATCAGCATCTCTGCCAGGCACATCGCATAGGACTCCGGGTTGATCTCCTGCCCGAACAGGCGCACATCGGCGGAGGGGTTATAGCGCTTGATGAAATTGTATCCGGTCGATAGCATACCACCCGTGCCGCACGCCTGATCCAGGATGGTGATGACCTTCCCGTCGTCGAAGATATCGTCGCAGCCCTCGGCCAGCAGGATGTTGACCATGAGCTTGATGATGTCGCGGCCTGTGTAGTGATCGCCAGCCTCGGCATTTTCAGAGAATTTCCGGATCAGTTCCTCGAAAATGTATCCCATCTTCACGTTGTCGATGGTGCGGGGATCGAGATCGAGTTCGGAGAACGCCTTCACCACAGACAGCAGACGGTTGTTTTTATCCATCTTGTCGATCTGCTTGCCGAAATCCAGGCCCTTCTCGGCGGACATCAGGATTTCCAGCACATTCGGAGAGAACCCCTGCAGGTAGCTCCTGAAGTTGGCAGCCAGGTGATCCGAGTCGTTGACCAGTTCAGCCAGCGTATATCGGCTGGTGTTGAAGAACTGGAAGCCGGACACCCGGTACATGGCCTTGACCGGGAAGGATGGATTCGCCTCGAACTGCGCCACTACCTTATCCTTCGTCGGGGCAAGAGCGCACTCAAAGCGCCGGATGATCGTCATGGGAATGATGACATCCTTATACTTGTCGCTCTGATACGGCCCGCGCAGCTTGTTGGCGATTGACCAAATAAAGTTGACCTCGGTGGAAACGTCAATCGGGGAATCATCCCACATAGCGTCGATAGTGCGTGTGTCCGGCATGGCTGATTACCTCTTCTTTCGTCTTACTGGTGGTGGCATTCTATAGTTTATACTTTGCGATGCTTCATTTTTTCGACACGATCGTCTTCCCGGTCATCATCTGATAGTGCTGGCTCTGCTGCAGCACCTCAAAGATCATCTTGAAGACCCGCTTGTAGGAATCCACATCGTCGCAGTCCTCTACATAGTTTAGCCCGTCGCTGATGCCATTGGGATTGTTGATGTATGCCAGCAGGGAGGACGCCAGCTGATAGTCGGTCATGTCTGGCTTCTGGCCCTCCACCTGCTTGATAAACTTCTTCCGGTTCTCCTCGTTTTCCAGAACAAGCTCCCGGAGATCGCTGCCCTCATAACCGCACAGCTGGAGGAAGTAGTACTCCAGTATGCGCCGCATCACGTTCAGCGCGGGGATAGTGGACTGCAGGTCACGGAGCTCATCCCACAGAGCGGCATACGAGTTTTGGACGGGATTGTAGTTCTCGTCTTCGCTCGGGGTCTCTTTGCTCTGGCGGGTGCAGTGCTTGATGGTGGAGATGTTGTCGTTCTTCCGGATCATATAGAACGACGTGCAGTTGTAATACCCGACCTGCTGATAGGTGACCTCCCGATGGAAGTACACGTTGTGGGTCAGGATGAACAGCTGTTTGATGTAGTCGCCCGGAACCTTCGGATTCAGATACTCCGTGTTGTTCCGGCACACATTAATCATTTCGCGGACGATGGCGCTGACGAGGAACAGAGCTGTGCTGTCCATGCTGGACACGGGGTCGTCGATCACGACGATCTTTTCTTTCAGTTCCTCGCTGGTCATGCTGCCGCGCACCTGATGGTAGAAGTAGAGGAACGCGATGAAATTCCGCTCGCCCTCGCTCAGGTTTTCGGCGATGGAACCGTCCTCGCGGATGACCTCATATACATTCTCCACGCCATCCTTGGCATGGAGGCTGAAACCCTGGAAACCGGAATCGCGCAGAATCTTGTTGATACTGTCGATGGCCGCCTCAGTATTGGCGTTGTGCTTATTCAGTTCGGAGATCTCAGTGCTCAGCGCATTCAGATCCTTGCGAAGCTGCTGGCCACGGGCTGTGATCTCCGTAAGCTCTTTGTTGAGCCGGTCAATCTTAGCCTGATAGTTCTTCACTTCATCGGCCAGCAGGAATGCAAGATGCTGCATAATTTCCAGCTTGCACTTGTTCTTGCTGGAGCGCTTTTCCGCTACGACGTCGTTATTGGCCTTGATCAGCTTGTTGATCTCATCGATCATGGCACCGATCTCCAGGAGGAGGGTGTCTGTGTCTTCCAGGGAGATCGTCTTTGAAGGCTCCTTGACCTTCTCAGCGATCCGCTGCCGGTTGATTTCAAAATTGCTCTCCAGGAGCGCGAGTTTTTCCTGGTAGGCTTTCAGGTCGATGGAAGGCATCGCATCTGCCATGTTCGCCGTCAGTACGCGCACAATTTCAGCGGTTTCCCGTGTGTACGTTGTCTGAAACTGGCCGAGATCACGGATGTCCTGCTGATACTGCGCGTCAAAACATGCGGCGATATCGGTTTCAAAGGTCGCGGGCAGCTTCCGCTGGCAATAGGGGCATTTCCCGCCAGCGGCACCGGCATAGTGGGTATGACCATCGCGTACCCAGTCGGACGCGGTCGCGCCAAGGGCTTTTATGAACTTGGCAAAAGGCGTCTCGCTGCTGCTGATAATGACCTTGTCCAGCAGATCCTTGCCCGGAAGGCTGCCGTATGTGGTCGCGGCGGCCTTTTTGAATTCAGTATAGGCTCGTGCCGTTTCATCAAAAGCTACGTCATACAGTCTTTCCAGATCAGGAAGAGAGTGTTCCGTGGGCTTTGTTTCCGCAAGGATGGCGTCAGCAAACCCTCTTTTCTGTTTTTTGCCATCCATGGCTTTATCAAAGCGCTTGCGGATTTCCGCAGTGCTGCTGAAGCATTTATCCTGGAATTCAACCAGAGCTGTATCAAGGCCCGCTTTCTTTTTTTCGTGCTCATCGAGAGCCGCAGCGCGCTCATCGGACTTGCGCTTTCTTTCTTCTGTCAGCTGCTCGATCCGTTTCTTGGCTTCGATATCCTCTTCACCAAAGATAAACACACCCCGCAGATCACCATAGTTGATGAAGTTGCGATTGATATAGTCCTGGTTGTAGACAAGCACGTCATAATCCGCAGCTGTCTTGCCGTCTGCCCAGGTAATGCCATCTTCTTCTTCAATCGCATGGGCGATAGAGGACTTACCGGCACCATTGTTTCCGTAAAAGAAATTGACAAAGGTCAGCCCATTAATCGGCACATTGGAAAAAGTAGCCCTGTTGAGTTTAATGCCGGTAATCGCTGAGGGAATTTTGCCGTTCATCTGATTCATCGTCCTCCATCATCATTCCTGAATTTTGCCTTCGCGCACCCATTCGTCAACTTCGGAAATTTTGAATTTATACCGTTTCCCGGCCCTGTAAACAGGGAGCTTTCCTTCTTTAATCCACGTGCGTACCGTGTCCTGGCTGATGCTGAGATGCTCCGCCACATCCTCCAGATTGACCCATTTTTCTACCTGCTGTTCTTCGTATTCGTGACTCATCCAATCACCTCCGTCTATTTCAAAGTAAAGGGACTACAGCTTAAACACCCGGTATCCGGCTCTTTCCAGGACTTCAATCAGATTGATCCGTTTGATTGCCCAGTGTGTCCTGCTCAATTCTGTATACGATCTTGCGCCCGCAATGCCGAGTTCATAGGAAAGGTCAATCAATACCTGCTGCGGTAATGTGTTGAGCTTGGTGAAGTAAACTTTGATGCCGTTATCCTGAACCTTGATATCGTTCACATAGCCATAGTAAGCCATATGATCAGGATCGGTCTTGGAGTAATGGCGGTTCTCACTGCAGAAAATCGCCGGGAACGTTTTGATGATGGCAACAGCCTCCGGCGACAAAGACGCGCACAGATCTTGCATCTCCTGAGATGTGCTTTCCGTCAAAGCGCGGTCTTTGGGAACGAGAAAGAAGGTGCCCTCATATTCTTCGCCGCCCAGGACAAAGAAATTGAAGCAGTCGTAGTTGAAGGTGACGCCCTGACCGATCACAGGCATTCCAGTTTGCGGAGCGCTGGGAAAGATAGCAACATTCTGCTCATACCGTTCGACATAGGCAATCTGTGTGTTTTCGTTGCCCGTCTGTGTCAGAGATACGGGTGTCGGCTGCGCCTGCTGTGGAAGCTGCTGAGGAACGACTTGGAGCTCTTTATCCATGATCAGTCCTCCTTCTTCCCAGCATGATAATGCTCAACATGCCCGATCTGTGTATTGTTGCTTCCATTCTGCGTGAAATTAAAGATGAAGGGACTGGTGACCACCTGCTGAACAGGCGGCGGCTGCGGGATTCCTCTGATAACCGGCGCATCATCTTCAACTACCACATCAGCGCCGTATGCCGGAGGCTGCTGCTTTGCCGTGATTACGCGCATGCCCTCCAGCACATCTTTTCCCATGTCTCCTTGGTAGATTCTTGGCGCACCGCCCGCCGATGGACACCAACGGTTGTAGGTATCATCGCCGACTGTATTATCCTTGCGAACAGCTACAGCATAGTGCCAGATGCCCAGCAGGAATGCCGGGAGATACACTTCATCCAGGTCGCCAAAGGCGGCCTTTTTTGTTGTCCGCCCATCAAGGGTGATATAGAACTCATCCAGCGGCGGTTTTATTTCGTCATCCTTCATAACGAGATCAGCCAGCGCACGTACCAGGGTGACATGCTTCGCTACCTTTTCGCCGATGTCGATGAACTCGTCCACAAAGGCTTCCATGTCATGCAGCGCTTCCGCATATTGCGTCTTCACCCGCTTGTCAAAGGCGCGGATCTCCTGGGTATCACCAAAGGGCAAGTAGACGCTTGACTTGGATTTACAGGACTTGAATCCGTCCGCCGCTCCCTTCAGCTTTTTCTTATCCAACTCCTGAAAATCAGGATTGACCACCTTGAACAGCCCCATGAGCACTTCCGGATCGGACATGCCGTCACTCTCGCTGTTGTAATGCTCGCGAGCGCCCATGCGCTGCTTCAACGCTTGAAGGGTAAGGGTGAAGAATGTGCCCCCGCACAGGCGGGGATACCCATGGTTTGACACTGGTTTTTCCTCCGGTTGACCGTCGTTTGCATATGGCTCGTTAGAGGTCAAGAACCAAAATCAACCCCAACAAACCCCACTAAAACAGATTATACCATAGTTCGTACATGATGACAACTGTCGTTATTTGTCGGCAGGCATGGTTTTGAAAGTTTTTTTGCTTGCAGACCTTAAAAACCTTATGAACTATGGCTGCCAACCTAATGAACGATTGGATGGTTCCTGTGAGAAATCATAGGAGCCACTCCTCCTGTGATTTCCGCAAATTTGCAAATCGCAGGAGGAAATCCCATGGAAAACAAAGCCAATCGTATCTATGACAAAGGAACCAGACAGTGGTTCGACGTTTCTCCCGACGCTTATGAAGCGTATGACCGCGAGCGCACAGCTTTCCGCAAGAAAATGCAGCATCAGGGGCTCTGCCGCTGCCCCCGCAGCAAGTGGTGGCTGTGTGACATGATGTGCATGTACTGTGACTACCGCTGCGACGGAACTCTCTCCCTGAATATGCCCCAGGGTGATGATGAAGATGTCACGCTGATGGACATCATTCCTGATAGCAGTCCGGCCATGGAGGAAGTTCAGGCTGACCGTGACCTGCTGGACAGACTGATTCGTCGCTTGTATGAGATTGATCCCGACGCGGAGTCCATCCTCGCCATGTGGAAGGAAAATGACAAAATCTCTGATCGGGCCATGGCTGAAGCGCTGGGCTGCAAGCAGCGCACCTTCGCAGACCGCATGAAGCGCATTCGCACGGAAATGCGGAAGATTCGCGGTTGCTGATTTCGTTCTTCTGGCTGCCTTTTCAGGTGGCCAGAAGAATTTTCATTTTCTCCCGCTCAAAACCGCAACTCATCTCCAGTGGAAAGTGTAAGGCAACGACACCGGCCCTACAGAAACGGAGGTGAGACAGGATGGATCAGAACACCCGCAGAGACAGCAGCATTGTGGCCGAAGAGATTCAGGTGCTTGGCGCAATCAGTCTTGTATCCGCCCGGCTGGCGCGGAAGCTCGCTGCTCTTGCCAACGCACGACAAACCCAGGAAGGAGGAAAACCTCGTGAGCAAAATGAGCGAAATGGCTCAAACCATCGAAGAGCTCCGCAGTGCCGCTGCCGCTATTACTGAAGCTGCCAACTGGCTGGCCCGGCAGTTCAGCGCCCCCGTGGAAGAAGCTCCTGCGCCGGAGCCTATGCCCGAAACGAAACCGGCCATCACGCTGGAAAAGGTGCGGGCCGTCCTGGCAGACAAGTCTCGCGCCGGACACACCGCTGAGGTGCGGGCACTGCTGGAAAAGCATGGCGCGACCAAGCTGTCCCAGGTCGACCCTCAGCATTATGAGGCGATTCTGAAGGAAGCGGAGGGAGTCGGCAATGCCACCTAACGGACACGCGCTGCTTTCCGCTTCCTCTTCAGACCGCTGGCTCCATTGCCCGCCATCTGCGCGGCTGTGCGAGACCTACGAGGACAAAGGAAGCGACTACGCCGCTGAGGGCACGGACGCTCACGCGCTATGTGAGTATAAGCTCCGGAAGGCGCTGGGCATGGAAGCAGTCGATCCTACAGAGAACATGACCTGGTTCAACCAGGAGATGGATGACTGCGCTTCCGGATATGCCGCCTTCATTATGGAACTGCTGGCTGAAGCCCGGAAAGGCTGCTCAGACCCGGTCGTCCTCATCGAACAGCGGGTGGACTTCTCCCGCTGGGTGGAACAGGGATTCGGTACTTCCGACGCGATCCTGATCGCCGACGGTACCATGCACGTAATCGACTACAAGCACGGCCTTGGCGTTCTGGTGTCAGCGGAGGATAACCCGCAGATGAAGTGTTACGCCCTCGGCGCTCTGGAACTGTTCGACGCCATCTATGATATCGATACGGTGTCGATGACGATCTACCAGCCCCGGAGGCAGAACATCAGCACTTCCCAGATCAGCAAAGAGGAACTGTACCGCTGGGCCGACGAGGTGCTGAAGCCCACCGCAGACCTGGCCTTTGCAGGAGACGGAAACTTCCTCTGCGGCGAATGGTGCGGATTCTGCAAGGTGAAAAACGAATGCCGCGCCAGGGCAGACACCAATCTGGAGCTTGCCCGCTACGATTTCAAGCTGCCGCCGCTGCTGACCGATGAGGACATCGAAGACATTCTCTCTAAGGTAGACGGTCTGGTCGCCTGGGCATCCGATATCAAGGAATACGCCCTGCAGCAGGCGGTCAGCGGAAAGGAATGGCGCGGCTGGAAGTTGGTCGAGGGCCGTTCCAACCGCCGGTACACCAATGAAGCCGCCGTTGAGCAAGCGGTCACCAAGGCGGGCTTCGACCCGTATGAGCGCAAGCTGCTCGGCATCACCGCCATGCAGAAGCTGCTTGGAAAAAACCGTTTTGAAGAACTTCTCGCGGCCTTCATTGAAAAGCCGCAAGGCAAACCAACGCTTGTGCCGGAGAGCGATAAGCGCCCGGCTATGAACACAGCAAAACATGATTTTGAGGAGGATAATGACAATGAGTAAGATCGCCAATCCTATGAAGGTTATTACCGGCCCGGACACCCGTTGGAGCTACGCCAACGTCTGGGAGCCCAAGTCCATCAACGGCGGTGCGCCGAAATACAGCGTCAGCCTGATCATTCCCAAGTCCGACAACAAGACCCTGGCGAAGATCAAAGCTGCCATCGAAGCCGCCTACAAGGAGGGCGAAGTCAAGCTGAAGGGCAATGGCAAATCCGTTCCCGCGCTCAGCGCCATCAAGACGCCCCTCCGTGACGGCGATACCGAGCGTCCGGATGATCCGGCCTACGCCAACGCCTATTTCATCAACGCCAACGCCAGCTCCGCGCCGGGCATCGTGGATGTGGATCGCAACCCGATCCTGACCCGCTCCGAAGTGTACTCCGGTGTGTACGGTCGCGCCAGCATCACCTTTTATGCCTTCAACAGTTCCGGCAATCGCGGCATCGCCTGCAGCCTGAACAACCTGCAGAAGGTGCGCGACGGTGAGCCCCTGGGCGGCAAGGCCAGCGCGGAGGATGACTTCTCCACGGACGAGGACGACGATTTCCTCGATTAACGACTGCGGTACATGCGGGTGGCGGGAACAATCCTGCCACCCGTATTCCCGATTGAAAAGGATGTGCCTATGAAAACCCTCAGTATTGATATCGAAACCTACAGCGATGTTGTACTTCCGAAAAGCGGAGTGTACCGTTATTGTGAATCCCCGAATTTTGAAATCCTGCTGTTTGCGTACAGTGTAGATTATGGCCCGGTGCAGGTGGTCGATCTGGCTTGCGGGGAACAGATCCCGGCAAATGTGCTGGATGCCCTCACGGATGATGCCGTCACCAAATGGGCCTTCAACGCCGCCTTTGAAAGAATCTGCCTCTCCCGTTATCTGCGGGATCTGGGTATCAGCCTTGATCCCTTCCATGACAACCATCCGCTATCACAGGAGAGGGCACGATTCCTGAGCCCAGAAAGCTGGCGCTGCTCCATGATCTGGGCCGCGACGATGGGACTGCCGCTGTCCCTCGAAGGCGCTGGCGCTGTGCTGGGATTGGAGAAGCAGAAGCTAACCGAGGGCAAGGATCTGATCAAATACTTCTGTCAGCCCTGCGCTCCGACAAAAGCCAACGGGCAGCGCACCCGAAATAGGCCATTTCATGCGCCAGACAAGTGGGAAGCCTTCAAGCGATACAATCTCCGCGATGTGGAAACCGAAATGGGCATCCAACAGAAGCTGGCCAGATTCCCGGTGCCGCAGCAGGTCTGGGAAGAATACCACATCGATCAGGAGATCAACGACCGAGGTGTGCGGATTGACATGGAACTGGTCAGACAGGCTATCCAGATGGATACGCACTCCCGCCAGGAACTGATCGCTGCAATGAAGCGCGTCACTGCATTGGAAAATCCAAACAGCGTGCAGCAAATGAAGCAATGGCTGTCGGATAACGGTATGGAAACGGAAACCCTGGACAAGAAGGCCGTGGCCGAATTGCTGAAAGACGCTCCTGCAGAGCTTCAGGAAGCCCTGGTCCTGCGGCAGCAGCTGGCTAAGTCCTCTGTTCGGAAATACCAGGCCATGTCGAACACGGTATGCGCGGATGATCGTGCCCGTGGTATGTTCCAATTCTTCGGTGCGGTGCGGACAGGCCGGTTTTCCGGGAGAAACATCCAATTGCAGAATTTGCCCCAAAACCACCTTCCGGATCTGGCGGAGGCCCGTGGCCTTGTCCGCAGCGGCGATTTCGATGCTGTGAAGCTGCTGTACGAGGATGTGCCGGACACACTTTCCCAGCTGATCCGAACCGCCTTTATTCCCAAAGAAGGAACGCAGTTCCTTGTGGCGGACTTTTCGGCCATAGAGGCTCGCGTGATCGCCTGGTATGCCCGAGAGACCTGGCGGCAGAAGGTTTTCGAGAAGGGCGGTGACATCTACTGCGCCAGCGCCAGCCAGATGTTCAAAGTGCCGGTGGAAAAACACGGCATCAACGGTCACCTGCGGCAAAAGGGTAAGATCGCGGAATTGGCCCTTGGTTATGGCGGCTCAGTCGGTGCTCTGAAAGCGATGGGCGCGATCGACATGGGACTGAGCGAGGATGAACTTCCGCTGCTGGTGGATGCCTGGCGGCAGGCTAATCCGCAGATTGTCAAATTCTGGTGGACTGTCGATCATGCCGTCATGGAGGCGGTGCGCTATAAGCACACAACCACAGATTATGGGCTGACCTTTTCCTGCCGGAGCGGCATGCTGTTTATTACGCTGCCGTCCGGGAGAAATCTGGCGTATGTGAAACCCAAGGTAGGCACAAACAAGTTCGGCGGCGAGTGCATTACCTACGAAGGCGTTGGCGCAACGAAAAAGTGGGAACGGCTGGAATCCTACGGCCCTAAATTCGTGGAAAACATTGTGCAGGCAACCGCTCGGGACATCTTGTGCTACGCCATGCGCACGCTCCGCTGCTGCTCCATCGTGATGCACATTCATGACGAGCTTGTCATTGAAGCCGATCCCCGTATGTCGCTGGATGATGTCTGTGAGCAGATGGGCCGCACCCCGCCGTGGGCAAAAGGCCTTTTGCTCCGGGCTGATGGTTACGCTACACCTTTTTACAAAAAAGATTGATTTTTCTCCGCTCAAATCGGGCGTTCATCTCCAGTGGAAAGTAGAGGTGGACGCCCTTTTTATGTCTGCCCGGAAAGGAGGGGGCCACATGTCAATCAACAAGCATAACGCGGAAGGCTATCCCGGCCCAACAGCGCACCATGCTTTGACGGCGATTCAGCTGGAAGAACATTCTCTCTGGGCTTTCAGGCCCATCGTGTACATCTGTTCCCCGTATGCCGGGGATGTGGAGACCAACACGATGGCAGCCCGGCGCTATTGCCGTCATGCGGTTGAGACCGGGTACATTCCCATCGCGCCACATCTGCTGTTTCCGCAGTTCCTGAACGACGCTGATCCGAAAGAGCGTCAGCTGGGGCTTTTCTTTGGAAACGCCCTGATGAGCAAGTGCTCCGAAGTCTGGGTTTTCGGCAGCCAGATTACGCTTGGAATGGAAGCCGAGATCAACCGAGCCAGGTGGAAGAATTACCGCCTGCGCTACTTCACTGAAAACTGTCAGGAGGTTTGATCCATGTACGAAGTCAAGATGAAGCGTCGCAAGCTGGAAGATGGAACTGAGCTTACGACCTATACCCGTGACGTAGTGAGCGCCAACATTCTGAAGGTTGAGGCAGGCACCAACGGCTTTCAGGGTGGCGACAGTGGCCATGGCGGGCGGACGTATTTCCGCATTGAGGACAATGGCTGCACGGACATGACTGTTCGCAGCTATACCGACAAGTATGGCTCCAGCGGTTTCGAGGTTATCCTCGGCGGCGACTGCGAGTTGGAGACCATGATCCGTGCTCTTAAGTTTATCACGAAGGTGCTTGAGGATGAATCGCAGGAGGTTTACGATTAATGTTTACGGTTTTCAGCGCGGACATTACCGGGAACCCCGGTAACTGTTCCTATCCCCATCGTCATGTCGTGCTGGACGAGGCTTCCCTGAAGGAAGCCGTCCGGCATGATTATGTGTGTGCGGAATATCAGAACAACTATCGCAACGGAGAAAACTTTATCGGCAGCGATTGCCTTCCTGTCGACTGTGATAATGATCACTCCGAGAATCCCGCCGACTGGAAAACGCCGGAAGACGTAATGGAGGCTTTTCCGGGAGTGACGCTTGCCATCCATTTTAGCCGTTTCCATATGCGGGAGAAGAACGGAAAACCTGCGAGGCCCAAGTTTCATGTGATGTTTCCGATTGATCGCGTTACGGATGCTGCGCTGTACGCTGACATGAAGAAGCTGGTCAATTTCATCTTCCCGTATTTCGATACCAATGCGCTGGATGCGGCCCGTTTCTTCTTTGGCACTTCGGCAGCGGAAGTAAAGATGTATCCTGGCAGGATTAACCTGACTGAGTTCCTTGATGAAGACCCCTTTGATGATGAACTGCCTGAAGGGCAGTACGACGGGCATAGTGTTATTCCTGAAGGCAGCCGCAACGCTACACTGTCCAAGTTTGCGGGCCGGGTCATCAAAAAGTATGGTGACACGAAAGAAGCGCGGCAGGCTTTCCTGGATGAGGCCGACAAGTGTGTGCCCCCGCTGGAATCAGCAGAATTGGCGACCATCTGGCACAGCGCCCAGCGCTTCTTCGCCCGCATCCAGCAGCAGGAAGGTTATGTGCTGCCGGAGGTGTATAACGATCCGGCCAGCTACAAACCGGGTGATTTCTCCGATGTCGGCCAGGCTGAGGTGCTGGCCCGGTATTTTTCCAAGGAACTGCGTTACTCCCCGGCGACGCACTTCATCCGTTACAGCGATCATTACTGGCAGGAATCGGAGCCCGGAGCACAGGCTGTGGCACATGAACTGACCCGCCGCCAGATGAAGGAAGCGGCTCGGAGCATGATTGCCGCGCTGGAGAAGATGAAAAATTGCGGCGCACAGACCATTCTGGACGGTACCTCCAAGAGCAAGGCTGAACAGCTGATGAGCGACGAGCAACTGGAAGCCTTTCAGGAATTTATGGCGGCGCAGGCCTATCGAGCTTTCGTTATCAAGCGCCGGGATTCCAAGTATATCACCAACACCCTAAAGGAATCCCACCCCATGCTGGAAATCTCCCCCCGTGATCTGGATGCTGACTGCTTTGCCCTCAACACCCCGGAAGCCACCTACGACCTGCGCAAAGGGCTGGTCGGTGCTCGTGAACATTCACCTGAGGATTTTATCACGAAGATCACCTCGGTGACGCCCGGACAGAAGGGCCAGAAGATCTGGCAGGATTGCCTTGATCTCATTTTCCAGCGTAATCAGGAACTGATCGATTATGTTCAGATGATCTGCGGTCTGGCCGCCATCGGCAAAGTGTACGTGGAAGCTCTCATCATTGCCTACGGCGATGGCCGGAATGGCAAGTCCACCTTCTGGAATGTGATCTCCCGCGTGCTGGGTCTGTACAGCGGCAACATCTCTGCCGACACCCTGACGGTGGGCTGCCGCCGGAACATCAAGCCGGAAATGGCTGAGGTCAAGGGCAAACGACTCCTGATCGCCGCCGAGATGCAGGAAGGCGCACGGCTCAATGACTCCACGGTGAAACAGCTGTGCTCCACGGACGATGTGTTCGCGGAAAAGAAGTACAAAGATCCGTTCTCTTTCAAGCCCTGCCACACTTTGGTGCTCTATACCAACCATCTGCCCCGCGTCAGCGCGTCAGATGATGGTATATGGCGCAGGCTCATCGTGATCCCTTTCAACGCCAAGATCACTGACAAGAGCGATATCAAGAATTACGGGGAATACCTGTACGACAACGCGAGCGAAAGCATTCTGGCGTGGGTGATCGAAGGTGCGAGGAAGGTGATTGCCCTGGAGTACCAGATTCCCGTGCCCAAGTGTGTCCAGGACGCCATTGGCGAGTACCGCAGCCAGAACGACTGGTTTGGGCATTTCATCGAGGATAAGTGTGATACGGGCGACGAGTACAAGGAGAGCTCCTCTTCGCTGTATCAGGCTTACCGGAACTACTGCATCGATACCAACGAGTATGTGCGCAGTACGGCGGATTTCTATTTTGCCCTGGAGAATGCTGGCTATGAGCGCATTGTGCTGAATCGCAAGCGCTATTTCAAGGGACTGCGTATCCGCACAGAGGACGATGCGGCCAGTGATTTCCTGACCTAAAGACCGGAATGACAAGGTGTATCAAGGTCTACTACTAAAATTTCCTAAGGCAAGGAAAAAACTGCCTAAGAAAAAGTTCGGTAAATACCCTTGATACACCTTGCACATCCCCGATTTATAAGCCCTGATGGAGGAAAGCATGCGAGAAAAAACGATTGAAAGCAAACTGGTTTCTGAGGTCAAAAAGTTCGGCGGGATTGCGCTGAAGTTCGTGTCTCCGAGCTTCGCCGGAATGCCCGACCGCCTGGTACTCATTCCTGATGGCCACATCGCCTTCGTGGAACTGAAGGCCCCCGGCAAAAAGCCCCGGCCCCTTCAGTTGGCGCGGCATCGGCTCCTGCGGTCGCTGGGCTTCCGGGTTTACCTTATCGATAGCGCAGAGCAGATCGGAGGAATGCTGGATGAAATTTGCGCCGCATGATTATCAGGCTTTTGCTATCGAATATATCGAAACACACCCGGCGGCGGCTGTCTTGCTCGATATGGGCCTTGGGAAAACGGTGATCACGCTGACGGCTATCGCCAACCTGCTGTTTGACAGCTTTCAGGCACACCGTGTACTGGTGATCGCGCCGCTGCGTGTGGCCCGCGATACATGGCCCGCCGAGATTCAGAAGTGGGATCACCTGAAAATGCTGACATGGTCTGTGATTATCGGAACACAGCAGGAGCGCATGGCGGCACTACGGAAGCAAGCGGACATCTACCTGATCAACCGGGAAAACACACAGTGGCTGATTGAAAGCAGCGGAATGCCTTTTGACTATGACATGGTTGTCATCGACGAACTGTCTTCCTTCAAAAGCTGGCAGGCCAAGCGATTCAAAAGCCTGACGAAAGTGCGCCCCTTCGTGAAGCGTGTGGTTGGTCTGACCGGCACCCCCAGCAGCAACGGTCTTATGGATCTGTTTGCTGAATTCCGTCTGCTAGATATGGGCACGCGGCTGGGTCGCTTCATCGGACAGTACCGGAATGCGTTCTTCAAGCCTGACCGGATGAACGGGCCCATCGTGTACAGCTATAAGCCTCTGCCCGGCGCGGAGGAGGAGATTTACCGCCGAATCGGCGACATCACCATCAGCATGAAAGCCTGTGGCCACCTAAAGATGCCAGAACTGATCACCACCAATTACGAAGTGGAGATGTCCCCGGCAGAGAAGAAGCATTATGAAGCCCTGAAGCAGGAACTGGTACTATCCCTCCCGGATGGTGAGATCACTGCTGCCAACGCCGCAGTGCTGACCGGGAAACTGCTACAGCTATCCAGCGGTGCGATCTACAGTGATGACGGGAGCATCATTCACATTCACGATCGGAAGCTGGACGCGCTGGAAGATATTATCGAAGGCATGAACGGTAGGTCTCTGCTGCTGGCCTACTGGTTCAAGCATGATCTGCAGCGGATTACGGAGCGCTTGACACAGATCGGTGTGCCCTTTGAACGACTGGATTCGGAAACTTCTATCAAAAGGTGGAACGCCGGGCAGATACAGGTGGGCCTCGCACATCCGGCATCCACTGGGCATGGGCTGAACCTGCAGGACGGCGGCAATACGATCTGCTGGTTTTCTCCCACCTGGAGTCTGGAACTGTATCAGCAAATGAACGCCCGGCTCTACCGACAAGGTCAGAAAGCGGAGACTGTAGTGATCATGCACATTGTGACGAAAGACACCGTTGATTTCATGGTGCTACGGGCACTGGCAGAAAAGGACAGGATTCAGGAAGCCCTGATCGACGCTGTGAAGGCAGAGGTGAAGCACAGTGGAGGCTGAGAAGAAAATTATCCGGGATATGTGGCTGTATTTGAAAGCGCACCATGATCTTCCTACTTTGGGCAGCGATGCCTGCCTGGTTTTCTGGGAGAAGGCTGCGAAGGATATCGGTGAACTGGTCAGCGGCAAGTGGAACAATCACCCGCTAGCAATGGAACTGGGAATGGCCCTGTACAGTTATCTGGAACAGAAGTGCAAGGCCCAAAGCGCGGAGGTGAAGAAGTGACCGGATATCAGTCACAGGCCAACGGCATCATCGAACAGGCCGTGAAGGATTACCGGGCAGCGCTGAAAATCCTGCGGCGGCACCCGGATTCCAAAACGGCAATGGCAACGGCCATGGAGGTGGAGCGATTCTTCCGCTCTTCCTGGTACGCCGTTTTGACAGACATCGACCCGGATTATCTGATTGAAAAACTGAGAAAGGAGGCGGTGAAATGACCGCAAAAGAATATCTGAGCCAGGCCTACTGGCTCGACCGCAGAATCAACAGCAAGCTGGAGCAGCTGTCTTCCCTGAACGACATTGCCACCCGGAGCACATCGGTTATGAGCGACGACGTGGTGAGCCGTACCCGGAATGTGCATGCGATGGAGGACGTGATCGCCAAGATCGTGGACATGAAGGCCGAAGTGAACGCGGAGATCGACCGGTTGGTTGATCTGAAAAGGGACATCATGGAAGTGGTCAAGGCTGTGGACGCCCCGGAACTTCAGACCCTGCTGGAACTGCGGTACCTGTGCTTCAAGGACTGGCCGGACATCGCCTGCGAAATGCACTGTTCCGAAAGCAATGTGTACAAGGTGCATTCCAGAGCGCTGCAGACCGTGCGGGTGCCGAAATTGGATAGCAAATTACAGTGAATTCCACTGTTTTCCAGTAGGCCCCTTATGATATGATATACTCAGCAGAACAGGATCGAGAGAGCCTCGCAGGGACACACCCGGCGGGGCTTTTCCTGTATCCGGACAAGGAGTTGAAGCGTATGCTTTTCACCAGTGAGCAGGTGTCCGCCGGGCACCCCGACAAGATTTGCGACCAGATCAGCGACGCCGTCGTGACCGACTGTCTGAAGCACGACCGCAACAGCCGTGTGGCGGTTGAGACCATGATCAAGGACGACCATGTATATGTGGCCGGAGAGATTACCTCCAAACACGAACCGAATATCAAATACCTGGTGCGGAATGTGCTTCTCAGCGCCCAGCCGGATCTGTACGATACCGTCCAAGTGGAGACACAGATTTCAAAGCAGTCCGGGGACATTGCCCTGGGTGTAGACAAGAAGGGCGCTGGTGATCAGGGCATGATGTTCGGCTACGCCACGAAGGAAACCGGGAAAATGCTCCCTCTGCCCTTCGTGCTGGCGACGGAAGCCATCGACAGTCTGCAGACCAGACGGCATCCGGGCCTGCTGCCTGATGCAAAAGCACAGGTGACCTACGACTACGGTCGCCGCCGCATCGACACCTTCCTGATCAGCACACAGCATAAGGAAGATGTGGAGCCGGATGATGTGCTTCACCTCTGCAAGCGGATCATGGAAAACGTCGCGGAGGCACACAGCCTGAACAAGGATTTCCGGGTATTGGTGAATCCCACCGGACGATTTGTGACCGGAGGCAGCTTTGCCGACACAGGCGTCACCGGACGGAAGATCATGTGCGACACCTATGGCGGTGCCTGCAGGCACGGCGGCGGCGCTTTCTCCGGGAAAGACCCGACAAAGGTTGACCGGAGCGGCGCGTACATGGCTCGGAAGATTGCCAAGGACATCCTGCGGCACGGTTTTGCCCGGCGCTGTGAGGTACAGCTTGCATATGCCATCGGCATTGAGGAGCCGGTCAGCGCGTATGTGAACACCTTCCATACGGGGAAGGTGCCTGCCGCGTATCTGGTCGGCTGGATTCGAAAGCACTATGACCTGACGCCTGCCGGAATCATTTCTTCCCTGGGCCTGCGGGATGTGAACTACAACAACACAGCGACCCTGGGGCACTTCTGGCACCAGTGGATGCCGTGGGAAGAATGATTATTTGCATTGTGTGCCCACAGCCCGTTGACTTTACGGGCATTCAGAGTGAGTAATGGCATGCAAAAAACGCAAAGGAGGTTTTTCTCATGACCATTACGACGAACACGACCGACCGCAAGGCGTTGGCCAAGGCCATCGCCGAGGAACTGGGCACGACTGCCCGCTACCTGGGCCTGCCTTCCTACGGCTACCAGATTGGCGACTTCACCGTTGATCACGACGGAAACATCATCGGAGAGGATTTCGGAGCCCTGCAGGATTTTCTGCGGAGGAACGGGTACGTCAACGACGAGCCCGCCGCCGATCAGGAAGCCGTCACCGCTGCACAGCCGGACGCGGAATCGCCTGCCGATTCAGAAGCGGAACCCATCACCCAGATGGACATTTCGATTCCGGCGCGGAACGCTACGGTGACACAGCTGAAGAACCTGATCTTCATGCTGCACAGCCGCCAGACCCTGATCAACCGCATGACCGACAGCGACTGCCTGAACATTCCAGACATCCTGATCGACAGGCTGCAGGAAAGCACACCGGAAACCCCGGAGGATCTCACCAGCCTGCTGGACGATTCCAGCGCGGTGGCCGAACTGACCGGATTCGATTTCCGGGACGGAAAGGTCAGCATGACGTTTCCATTTGACGAGACACAGCCGGAGCGCTGGACAACCTACGCCAACCTGCTGAACCGGATTTACGACGCGGCGATGAAGGCCACACGGGTTTTCCCGGAGCGGGTAGAGCCGGACGACCAGAACGAGAAGTACCTCGCGCACGTCTGGCTCCAGCGGCTTGGATACCACGGCGCGGATTTCAAAGCCGAGCGGAAAATCCTGCTGGGCCACCTGAAAGGCTACTGTGCCTTCGGAAGCGGCGACAAGATGCAGGCCCACAAGGAAAAGTACACCGCCCTGCGCCGGGAGCGCAGGCTGGCTGAACAGGAAGCAGCGGTGCTGGAGGTCATGGTTGAGGAGGCGAACACCAATGAGTAAGAACATTCAGGAAGCCCTGCTGGATTTGAAAGCCCGGCAGGAAGCCGGAGAAAAGATGCCCTGCCCGCGATGCGGACGGGACACCATGAAGCCGGATTTGTACACCAACGCGCTGAGTCGACATGCTGACGGCATATACGTGTGCGACGACTGCGGCACAGCGGAAGCGATGCTGGACTTCATGCGGAACCCGCTCCCACTGGAGTGCTGGGCACAGTTCCGGGAGGGTGAAGCCACAGCGGATTTCAAAGCGGTGCCCGGCGAGGAAGCGCTGAAGACCATCAAGGCCGAGCATGTGCCGCGCCTGATCCGGATCTTCCAGCAGTGGAAGGCGGGCACAGATTTCAAAGCCCTCCGGATCGCGGCGATGAAGGAATGCCCCGGCCTGACACAGATCTGGGAGGAGCCTTTCCAGGCGCTGTACACGGTGGCCGACGGTGAGATCGTGATCCGGTTCCGGGAGAACAATGACGCGGTGGAGGTCGCCGCAGACCACCTGACCAAAGCGAAGTAAGCCCCTGCGGATTTGAAAGCGGTTCAGCCATGCGCTGGCCGCTTTTCCTTTTGCCCGCGTCACCGCCACGTTGGCCCCTGTCGCGGACTTTGGGGCGAGGGCCGAGGAAGAACCCGACCGGGCGAAGCGGCGCGAACGTGGGCCAAACACGGCGCGGATTTGAAAGCCGCCCTGAGACGATGAAAGCCGCCTTCCGGATTGGAAAGCGGCTGTATTCGTGTGTCCCTGCGGCAGGTGTTGTCTTACCAGTGTGTGCCCCGCAGCAAACTCCTCTCCAGCGCGGGCTTCAGAATGGTGTTGATTTGAGAGCGCAGGCCGAGCTTCCGGTAGGCGTCCTCGATGCCCTTGTAGTAGGCGCTGTGGGGCGGCGACTGGCGAATCATCTTCATGATGTAAATCATGCCTTCGATTTGAGAGCCGTCTGACATGTGCACGGGCCAGCACTCCTTGGTGTAGTAGCTGGGGTAACCTTCGTAACGGTCAAGGCTCCGTTCGTCGCGGTCGTTGATTTCCCAGACAGCGACGGGCACCCGGTTTCGCTGGTCGCCTGTCTTTTCGACGGTGGCGTGGAGGTAAAACTCCAGCCGGGCTCCAGCGATGTACCCGGTGCCGATGAGCCTGGCGTCCGGACAGCGGAATGCCATCTGTTCCTGAACCATGTTGCTTCCGTAAGCGATGTACTTCATTTTTTGTGTCCTCCTTGATTTCAAAGCTCCCGCGCCGGGCAGGTTCAGTTTCCCTCTGCCGCCCGGCGAAGTCAATACGTTTGTGTGCCTGCAGCCCAGCTTAATTCAAAAGCTGTGCCCGCAGGCGAAGGGTCAGGCTGTTGATTTCCCGGTGTGTCATGCCGAGGATTTCCAGATCATTCCTTCCGTTGATGGTCGCCATCAGGATTTCGAAGAGTTCCGTCTTGAAATCCGGCGCGTGGTTTTCCGGGTCTTCTTCCCGGAACTGTGCCCAATCGCGGCGCAGGTCTTGCAGGGTGTAAACCCTGTCGTCGTTCAGGTCGATGAACTTCATGGTGTGTACCTCCTTCTTGATTTGGAAGCCTGTGGCTCCGGGTGAAGGTTCCCGATTCAGGAGCCCTCAACCGGAACCGCCGGAGCGGTTGCCGTGTGTCTCAGCGGATGGTGTACCGCTTGCCCTTCGCCGTGATTTCGAAGCGGCGCTTGCCGTCCTCGTTCCAGAGCCGTTCCATCTTTTCGATGTCTTCCAGCCTGCAGGTTTTCATCTTCGGCTGTTTCCGGAGCCAGCGCAGGGCCGTCGATTTGAAAGCGTCGCCCAGCGCTTCCCGGCGGTCTGTGTGGCTGGCGCGGTAGCGCTCCATCTGGATGCGCCCGATGCTCGCGGATTCGTCAAGATTGATGTACCAGCCCTCGCCGCGACCGTTGACCTCGGCCCACTTGATTTGGAAGCTGGGCTCCAGTCGGCTGTTCCAGATGGTGCCGTCCCAGCGGTCGCCGACCCAAGTGTCTGCCGCCGCCCGCCCGATGGTCAGGGTGATCACGTCGCCGTGGAAGCCGTCGCTGATGTGGCTCCAGCAAAGCCCGCGTTCGAGGAGAACCCGGATGATTTCGGAGCCGTTGGTGAGGTCGATGTGCGCGATTTCGCCCTGAGAACCGTTCATGGTGTCCGGGAAAATGGTGTACCCCTGATTCAGGAGCTCGGTGACCTTCTGGGTGTACGCGTTGCGGATGACCTGCTTTTTCATGGTGTGTTCCTTTCCGGGCTCTCGGCCCTGTCGATTTGAAAGCTGTGGCTGGCGCGGGCTTACTTGGCCTCGCGGATTTCGAAGCGGGTGGTGCCGTGTGTCCAAGGATTGCTCCGCTCCTCGATTTCGAAGCGGCGTTTCATGGCCTGTGCCTGTTCGAGGGTCTTGGTGCCGCCGACCAGACAGCCGTTGCTGTTGTAGATGCGCCAGCGGACGCCGATGTGCTTTCCGTAGGCGATGGCCTGTTCACGGTTCATCATGGGGTGTACCTCCTTGGGCTGTGTGCCCTGCTTGATTTGAAAGCTCGGGGGCCGATCTTCGGCTGTGGCTTCCCGCGACCGGGCGATTGCTGTGCCAGGTTTCGGCCCGGTGCCGCCGGGCCATCATCAGGCGGGTCGGTTTCAAAGCTGTGGCCTCCTTGGTGTGCGCCGCCGGGTTCAGGAGGCCCGGCGGGTGGTCTCGGCACCGTTCCTCCAAGCTGCGTTGCCGGGCATGTGCTTCAGGAGGTGTGTGCGGGCGGTCTTGAACTCCTCGCCGTTCATGCCCAGCCGGAGGAGCCAGCAACGGAAGGTGTACGCCGGGTTGTCGGTGACCGGGCGGGCCGGGCTCGCGGAAGCCACCGTCAGGGCTTGGTGGGAAATCGCGAGGCAAAGCTGGATGTAGGCCTTGACCTCTCCGGCGTGAAGTGTGCTGTTGAAGGCCCGGAACTCGATGGTGCCCTTCTGGAAAACGCTGTGCAGGTTGAGCAGGTGGTAGCGGGAGGGGTCGTAGTGCTGGTGTGCGTGGTAGGCCCAGTCGCGGTCGTCGTACCAAATCCGGGCGAACTCCTCGGAGGTGGTCGGGCGGCGGCGGTTCAGGGTCGCGAGGAAGTCCGGGTCGACGGGCTGGCACCAGCGGCTCCGGCGCTCCGGGCTGATTTGGAGGGCTTGGGTCAGGAGGTCTTCCTTGGCGTTGACCAAGTTGACCAAGTTCCGCAGGGTTTTGGGGGTGTGCTCCCCAAGGCCGACGTGTACGTGGATGCCGCAGGAGGGGTCGGCGTGTGCCCCAGCCGCCCGGAGGGCCCGGACGCAGGCCTGCACCGTTTCGATGTCTTCCCAGCGGCAAATCGGGCTCACGAACTCTGTGCCTTGGTCGCGCGGCCCGGCGATGCTCGCGTCGCTGACCAGCTTCCACCGCCGCCCGTCAGGCGCGGTGACCTCCCAAGCGTCGTACGCGCCGCCCGCATGCCGGAAGGTCGCTCCTTCGCCGAGGGTTTCCGCGACCACCTGCGCGGCCCGCTGGCGGGTGATGTGGTTCATCTCGATCTCGATGCCGAAGGTCTGGTTTTTCATGGGGTGTGCTCCTTTCGCCCGGCGGCGGCTTCTCCCGCCCGGCCCGGCTGTGCCTTATGGGCGGTTTCCCGCCTGGTGCGTACATCCATCACTCTGCCGGGCCGAAAAGTCAACGGTTTTTTTTGCGAAAAAGGAGGCCGCGCTTCCTTATACATGCGCGTAGGGGCCGGAAAAAACCCCGGGTTTTTTCGCCGGGCGGTTTTTGCCGCCCGGGCGGGCACACCGACCCGCCGCCCGGAACCGCCGCCGGGCACACTTTCCGACTTTGCTCTGGTGAAGTCCGGGCGGACGGCACTTCTCCGCTTTGCCGTGAAGAAGTCCGGCGGGCGGCACACTTCTCCACTTTGCTCTGGCGAAGTCGGCGGGCGGGTCTGTGTGCCCAGCCGCCGGGCCGAGGTGTGCCCGGGAGGGGGTGGTCGGATCCCTGGGTGTGCCTGGCGGAGACCGCGCCCCCCTCACGCGTGAATTTCCGACAAATTCGGGGGTGGGGGTATCGGCCCCAAAAGGCATAAAAAAGACCGTCCCGAAGGACGGCGAAGGAGACGATGGTATGCGATTACTTTCGGATGTAGGTCTGGTTGCGGCTGGTGGGCTTATCTGGAATCCCCATAACGATCAGCCCCTGATCCAGCGCGGGAAGCAAATACAGTTTGCGAAAGTTATCCCGCGATTTTAGCCCCAGTTTCTCCATAAGCTGTGCGGCGGAGTAAGGCACGTCATATTCCATAATTTCCACCAGCTTTTGCACCTCGGCGGTAAGATAGGCGTCCTTTTCCGAAACTTGATTAAGCGCCCAATCCAATGTCATGTCGATCTTATCGAGCATGAAGGTGATGAACGCATCAGAATTCCCCGCAGCATGACAGGCAGAGATAGCATCATAATATCCATCCTGAAATTCATGGATGCGGCTTTCAAGCGGCAGATACTGGAAAATGGGATTCCATTCAGAGAGCAGAGCCGTCTGCCAGAGACGAGCCATGCGTCCATTGCCGTCCGCGAAGGGATGGATAAACACAAATTCATAGTGGAACACGCAGGACAGGATCAGTGGATGCACGTCGCTGCGTGCAACATTCATCCAATCGAATAGCGACCGCATTTGGTCGGGCACGAACTCCGGTGGCGGGGCCATGAAAATACATCTGTCGCCGTTGAATACACCCTCGTTGTGGTTGCGAAACACACCGGATTCCTGCACTGTCAGGTAGGTCATTACGCCATGCAGCTTCTTCAGATCATCCAGAGAGTAAGGATCGAAAGAGCCAAGCATGCCATAAGCCTGATAGGCGTTTTTGACTTCCTGGATTTCTTTCTGCGGGCCAATGACCGCCTTCCCGCTGATGACGCTTTTCACCTCGTCCAGAGATAGCGAATTAGCTTCGATGGCCAGGGAGGAATGAATGGAGCGAATGCGGTTATTGCGCCGCAGATGGGGTTTAGTTTCAAAGGAGCGGTAGCCGGTGACCCTTCCTGTTTTTTCGGCAATCTGAGCAACCAGCGTCAGCATCTGATTGGTGATGGAAAATGGCGGTACATAATGTTCCAAGTAAAGCACCTCGCTTTCCTGTCTATTATACGCCGCTTGGCGCAAATTATCAAGAACTTGCATGTTATCTTGACTGGTTTCTTGAATGGTACTCGTTTTAACCATTTTTATCTTGGCTGTTATCTTGACTGGTTTCTTGTATTGGAGGTAAACGATGAATACGAATCTGAACATGCGGACGATGCCGATTGAGATGCTGAAGCCCGCGAAGTACAACCCCAGGAAAGACCTGAAGCCCGGCGACCTGGCGTATGAGAAAATCAAGCGCAGCCTGCACGACTTTGGGTATGTCGATCCCATCGTCTGGAACGAGGTGACGGGCAACATCGTCGGCGGTCACCAGCGCTACAAGGTGCTGAAGGCTGAAGGAGCGACTGAGGTGGACTGCGTTGTGGTGCACATCGAGAACCCTTCGGATGAAAAAGCCCTGAACATCGCGCTCAACAAAGCCACTGGCGATTGGGAGCCCACGGCCCTGGCTGACCTGCTGCAGGATCTGCAGAGCGCCGGATATGATCTGGGCGCTACGGGCTTTGACGCCGCCGAGATGGATGACCTGTTCAGCAAGGTGCATGACAAGGATGTTCATGACGACGACTGCGATATCGACCCGGACGAGCTTACGCCCTATGTGCAGCCGGGCGACATCTGGACGCTGGGGCGACACCGCATGATGTGCGGGGACAGCACTGATCCGGATACCGTTGACCTGCTCATGGATGGCGTTAAGGCCAACCTGGTCGTGACCGACCCGCCCTACAACGTGGCGTATGAGTCCGCTGACGGTAAGAAGATCCAGAACGACAGCATGGCGGACGAGCAGTTTTTCGCCTTCCTGCTGGCAGCCTTCAAAAACATGGCCGCGCATATGGCCGAGGGCGGCAGCGCGTACATCTTCCATGCGGATACCGAGGGACTGAACTTTCGCCGGGCTTTTAAGGAGTCCGGCTTTCATATTTCCGGCGTATGCATCTGGGTGAAGAACAGCCTGGTGCTGGGCCGCAGTCCATATCAATGGCAGCATGAACCCGTGCTCTACGGCTGGCTTCCCAACGGAAAGCATAAGTGGTTCGCCGACCGGAAGCAGTCCACCATCTGGAATTTCGATAAGCCGAAAAAGTCTGCCGACCATCCCACCATGAAGCCCATCCCGCTGCTGGCCTATCCCATTAAGAACAGTTCCGCGCCCAATGCTGTGGTGATGGACCTGTTTGGCGGCAGCGGCTCCACCCTCATGGCCTGCGAGCAGACCGACCGCATTTGCCGGACGATGGAGCTTGACCCCAAGTACGCAACCGTCATCGTGGAGCGATTCCACGCGGAATATCCCGAACAGGAGATCACGGTACAGCGGGACGGACACACTTTTTCCTACAGTGAGATCACACAGACACAGTAACAGCTGTGCAGAAACACACTTTTCGAGAGAAACGGAGGTGACGCGCCATGGCCACCAGAGGACGAAAGCCCCTGCCCACGGCCCTGAAAGAACTGGAGGGCGACCGGGGCAAGGGCCGCAGACCCCTGAACAAGGATGAGCCGATGCCGCCCCAGGACAATGTGAAATGCCCCGCCTGGCTGATGCCGGAAGCAAAGAAGGAATGGAAGCGTCTGGCTCCCTCCCTGATCGCCATGGGTGTTCTCACCGAACATGACATGGAAGCCTTCGCCGGGTACTGCCAGGCTTACGCCCGTTGGCGGGAGGCTGAAGAGTTCCTGTCCCAACACGGCACCATCTTTAAGACCCCATCCGGTTATGTACAGCAGGTGCCGCAGGTCTCCATCGCCATGCAGAATCTGAAAATCATGCAGTCCTTCTGCTCGGAGTTCGGTCTGACGCCTGCCAGCCGCGCCCGGCTCTATGCCAACGCGGGAGACAAGACCGACGAGGACGACCCCATGGCCCAGCTGCTGAAGGGCGGGTGGCAGGACGATGCTTGATGAAAAGAAGGCTCGAGGGGTTATCCGCTTTATCGAGTGCCTGAAGCATACCAAGGGCGAGTTTCACGGCCAGCCCTTTAAGCTGCTGCCCTGGCAGGAGAAGATCATCCGGGAGGTGTTCGGCACCGTCCGGGAGGACAATCCATCCATGCGGCAGTACAACACGGCGTACATTGAGATACCCAAGAAGAACGGTAAGAGCGAGCTGGGCGCGGCCATTGCCCTGAACATGCTGATCAATGACGATGAGCAGCGGGCGGAGGTGTACTCCTGCGCCAGTGACCGACAGCAGGCCGCGATTGTGTTCGACGTCGCCGCCGATATGGTCAGGCAGGATAAAACTCTCAGCAGGCTGATTAAAATCATCCCCAGCACCAAGCGCATGGTCTACGCCAAAACGGGCAGCATCTATCAGGTGCTGTCCAGCGAGGTATCCACCAAGCACGGCCTGAATGTTTCTGCCTGTATCTTTGACGAGCTGCACACCCAACCTAACCGCGCCCTGTATGATGTCATGACTCAGGGCAGCGGCGATGCTCGGAAACAGCCCCTATGGTTTTCCCTGACCACCGCCGGGACGGACAGAAACAGCATCTGCTGGGAGGTTCATCAAAAAGCCCTGGACATCATCGAGGGCAGGAAGGATGATCCCCGTTTTTACCCGGTGCTCTATGGCCTGCAGGATGACGCCGACTGGACGGATGAAAAGAACTGGTACAAGGCCAATCCCTCCCTCGATCAGACGATCTCCATCGACAAGGTGCGGGACGCTTTCCGAAAGGCCCAGGAAACGCCTGCTGATGAGAACATGTTCCGACAGCTGCGTCTGAACCAGTGGGTCAAGCAGAGCATCCGCTGGATGCCCATGGACAAATGGGATGAATGCGGCGGCGCTGTCAATGAGTATGAACTGGAAGGCCGCGCCTGCTATGCCGGGCTTGACCTTTCTTCCACTTCCGACCTTACAGCCATGGTGTTGGTGTTCCCGCCGAGGGATGATGAAGAACAGTACATCGTACTGCCGTACTTCTGGCTCCCGGAGGACACCATGCAGCTGCGCGTCCGGCGCGATCATGTGATGTACGACAAATGGGAGCGCCAAGGTTTCATCCATACGACCGAAGGCAATGTGGTGCATTATGGCTTCATAGAACAGTTCATCACGAAGCTGGGCGAGCGGTTCAACATCCGGGAAATTGCCTATGACCGATGGAACGCTACCATGATGGTGCAGACCCTGGAAGACGACGGTTTCAACATGGTGCCCTTCGGGCAGGGCTTCCGGGACATGAGTCCGCCGACCAAGGAACTGATGCGCATCGTGCTGGAACGGAAGCTGAATCACGGCGGTCACCCGGTGCTCCGGTGGAATATGGACAACGCCTTCGTGCGCACCGACCCCGCCGGGAATCTGAAAATCGACAAAGAAAAATCCACGGAGAAGGTGGACGGCGCGGTCGCTCTGGTCATGGCGCTGGACAGGGCCATGAAGAACCAGGGCGGCGAATCTGTCTACGATACCCGTGGACTTTTGATTATCTGACGGAGGTGCAAAATGCCCCAAAAACCAAGAAGGCCCTGCCGCTATCTCGGTTGTCCGGGCTTCTGCGAGCAGGGTCAGGTGTTCTGTAAGGATCATATGAAATGGAGCAGCGACAGGCTGCGCGGCGGCGCGGATGCCCGTGGGTATGACAGCCGCTGGCGTAAGGCCCGTACTCTTTTCCTGAAGCAGCATCCGCTGTGTGCCTTCTGCCAGGCGGAGGGCAAGGTTGTGCCCGCAACGGTGGTCGATCACATCATTCCGCATCGGGGTGATCAGCGGCTGTTCTGGGATCAGAGCAACTGGGAGCCGCTCTGCAAGGGATGTCATGACAAGAAAACGGGCTCCGGCCTATAAGATTGGAGGACAACATGAAGAATCCATTTCCCGGTCTCTTCCGTGCGCGGGACAAGCCCAAGGATAGTGTCAGCGCTGCGCCTACCTTTTACTTCGGCACCAGCGGTTCCGGCAAAGCAGTCAATGCCAACACGGCCATCCAGCTTTCCACGGTGTACGCATGCGTCAGGGTGATCTCGGAAACCGTTGCTAGCCTGCCTCTGGGGGTGTATGAAGCCAAGGAAGACGGAAACCGCAAAGCAACAGAGCATCCACTGTATCGCCTGATCCATGATGAACCGAACAGTGAGATGACATCCTTCGTCCTGCGTGAGGTTATGCTGGCACACCTGCTGCTGTGGGGAAACAGCTACTGTCAGATCATCCGCACAGGCCGAAACAAGATCACTGGTCTATACCCCCTGCTGCCAGACAAGATGACTGTGGATCGAGATAAGAACGGCATTCTGACCTACACCTATATGACCAATACCGGCCAGACAGTGGTGCTGTCTCCTGAGGATGTGCTTCATATCCCTGGCCTCAGCTTTGACGGCATCATGGGTTACAGCCCCATTGCGCTGGAAAAGAATGCCATCGGCCTGGGCATTGCCTCCGAGGAATACGGCAGCAAGTTCTTCTCCAATGGTGCACGCCCTTCCGGTATCCTGACGCACCCGAACACCGTGAAAAACCCCAAGGCACTGAGAGAAAGCTGGAACGCAGCCTACGGCGGATCATCCAACGCGAATCGGGTGGCCATTCTGGAAGAAGGCATGAAATTTGAGCCCATGGCGGTGCCGAATAATGAGGCTCAGTTTCTGGAAACCCGAAAGTTCCAGGTAGATGAAATCTGCCGCATCTTCCGGGTACCGCCTCACCTGGTCGGCGATCTGGAACATGCTACATTCTCGAATATCGAGCACATGAGCATCGACTTTGCCGTCCACACCATCCGTCCCTGGCTCGTCCGCATTGAACAAGCCATGAACCGCGCCCTTTTTACCGATCAAGAGAAGGGGCGCTTTTATGTGCAGTTCAATATCGACGGTCTGATGCGCGGCGACTATAAATCCCGGATGGAAGGCTATGCCATCGCTCGGCAGAATGGCTGGATGTCTGCCAACGACATCCGGGCGCTGGAAAACCAAAACCCGATTCCTGCCGAAGAAGGCGGTGACGCCTATCTGGTCAACGGCAACATGATTCCTATCACGACCGCCATGCAAAGCCGAGCAGAGGAAGCAGCCCAATCGGATCAACGACAAAGGCAGCAAAGAGAGCGTTCACAATGATTTTTGACTGTCTCATTGAGCTGGCTGTGCTTGCGGTCTTATTCATTCTTTTCAGTATCGTGATGCTCATTGCGATTTACTGGACACATCGATGGTAAAGGAGGAACCTTTATGCGACATTTCTGGAACTGGGTCAAAAACGATGATGAGACCCGTACCCTGTACCTGGAGGGCGTGATCGCCGAAGAATCCTGGTTCTCCGATGATATTACTCCTGCCATGTTCAAGGAGGAGCTTTTCTCCGGAAACGGCCCCATTACCCTGCACATCAACAGTCCCGGCGGCGACTGTATCGCAGCCAGTCAGATCTACACCATGCTCATGGACTATCCCTGTGATGTCACCGTGCAGATCGATGGCATGGCGGCTTCTGCTGCCAGTGTCATCGCCATGGCAGGCACCAAGGTGTGTATGAGTCCCACCAGTATGATGATGATCCATAATCCCTTCACCATGGCTATGGGTGATACCGAGGAAATGCGGAAAGCCATCCGGCTGCTGGATGAAGTGAAGGAAAGCATTATCAATGCCTATCAGATCAAGACAGGCCTCAGCCGGGAGGAGCTCTCGAAGCTCATGGATGGTGAAACCTGGATGAACGCCCTGAAGGCCAAGGAGCTCGGTTTTTGTGACGAAGTGCTCTATACCGGAGACCTGGATCTGCCCGACAACGTGTCGGGTTTTTCTTTTGGTCGCCGGGCTGCAGCCGCCTGTCTCATGAACCGAGTGATTGCCACCCTGCCTAAACCGGAACCGGCGCACCCGCCTGATCCGGAACCTACCTCTGAACCTGTTACCCCTGACAACCGAGTGAAAGCGGCAGACCTGATGAAAAGGCTGTCGCTTTTGAAATGAAGAAATGGAGGAAATCACAATGAATCAGATTCTTGCTCTGCGCGAAAAACGCGCTGACCTGTGGAATCAGACCAAAGCCTTCCTTGACAGCCATCGCGGTGAGGACGGCATGGTCTCTGCTGAGGACAACGCCACCTATGAAAAGATGGAGGCCGATGTAGTCGCCCTCGGCAAGGAAATCGAACGCCTGGAGCGCCAGGCCGCGATCGATCGTGAGATGGATCAGCCCACTGCCGCGCCTCTGGTTTCCCGTCCCACCTCTGTCACTGCCCAGAAGCAGGGCCGCGCTTCCGATGAGTATCGGAATGCCTTCTGGGGCATGATCCGGAACCGCTCCGCCAGCCCTGCCGTCATGAACGCCCTGCAGATCGGCACTGACTCTGAGGGCGGTTACCTCGTACCGGATGAGTATGAGCGCACCCTGGTACAGGGCCTGGAGGAGGAGAACGTTCTCCGCTCCCTGTGCACCGTCATTCAGACTTCCTCCGGCGACCGGAAGATCCCGATTGTGGCTTCCCATGGTACCGCGTCCTGGGTGGATGAGGAAGGCACCATTCCCGATAGTGATGACTCCTTCGGTCAGATCTCTATCGGCGCTCATAAGGTAGCCACCATGATCAAGGTGTCTGATGAGCTCCTGCAGGACAGCGTTTTCGACATCGAAAACTACATCTCTGCTGAGTTCGCTCGCCGCATCGGCGCTGCCGAGGAAGAGGCCTTCATCAACGGCAATGGTACCGGCAGGCCCACTGGTCTGCTGCATGCCACCAACGGTGCAGGCACCGGTGTGAGCACTGCCGGAACTTCCATCGTCGCCGATGAGATCTTCGACCTGGTGCACTCCATCAAGAGCGTGTACCGCAAGAAGGCGGTCTTCCTGCTGAACGACAGCACAGTGAAGGCTATCCGGAAGCTGAAGGACGGCCAGGGCCAGTATCTGTGGCAGCCCGGCCTGAAGGAAGGCCAGCCGGACACCCTGCTCAACTACCGCCTGGTCACTTCTCCCTATATGCCGGAGATCGGTGCTGGCAAGAAGGTGATCCTGTTCGGTGACTTCAAGTCCTACTGGATCGCTGACCGCCAGGGCCGTTCCTTCCAGCGCCTGAATGAGCTCTTCGCTGTCACCGGTCAGGTCGGTTTCCGCGCAACCCAGCGTGTGGATGGCCGTCTGGTGCTGGCAGAGGCTATGAAGTGCCTGGCTGTGAAAGCCTGATAACCCAACCGACCATGGGAGCCATCTGATTGCGGGTGGCTCCCTTTCCTTTGAAGGAGGGACATCCTATGGCGAATACCTGTAATTCCAAGAACTACTTTGCCCACGGCGGTGAAAAGCTGGTGATCGGCGGCAAGCTGACCTTTCTGGACGGCGCGGAGGTCGAGAATTTCCCCGGCAGCGCCAGCGGAACCGCCGCTTCCGGCACCACTCCTTATGTGGCTGACAGCGAGGCGACCACCGTAGCCAACCTGAAGAATGACTTCAACGCCCTGCTGGCTGCGCTGCGCACCGCCGGAGTGCTGTCCGCGACCGCGCCTGCCGCGACGGAGCCTGAAACTACTGACCCTGAAACGCCTGCCGAGGGAACTGAGGGCGGTGGTTCCTGATGATCGTCACAGTCGATGAGGTCAAAACCCATCTGCGCATCCAGCACGATGAGGAGGACGACTACATCGAAAGCCTGATCAAACAGGCGCAGACCGCCGCCGAGGATTACTGCCGGGTACAGTTTGAACCGGAGCCTGATGAGGAAGGCAACGTCCCTGATGTGCCTGAACCTGTCCGTCTGGCGGTCATCCTCATGACCAGCTTCTACTATGAAAACCGGGACATCCCGGACATGACCACTTATAAGGCGACCCGGATGGCCTTTGACAGTCTGCTGTATCCGTACCGCGATCCGGAAAAGATGTTCTGACGGAGGTGACGCTGCATGCGCGGTTACAAAAACTTCGAAAGCAATCCGCATCCCGGAGACCTGCGGCACATGATCGAGATCGGATACACCGAGAACCAGATCAATGAAAATGGCTATCCGGAACCTACGGATATGGTGGTATGCCGCGTATGGGCCGCTGTGACGGACGCCGGAAACCAGCACTACCGCAGCGCCGATGTCATGAACACCGAGGCCGTCATCAACTTCACCATCCGGTACCGGGAGGACATCAAGCCCGGCATGTGGGTGCGCTTTCAGGGAGATAAATGGAACATCTCCACTCTGGGCGAGTACAGCTTCAAACGCACCTATCTGGGCCTGAAGGCTTCCATTGCCAAGGGGGTAAGCGGATGAAGCAGGTCAATGCGGCGCTCAAGGATATCGGCATTCCGGTTTACGCAGGCGTCTGGCGGGCCACTTCGCCCAACCAGAATCCGCCCGTGCAGTATTGCGTCTATTCCACGACCACCACGGAAGCCAGCCATCATGACGATCATGTGACCAGCCTGCGCACCTATGTGTACCTGAACCTGTGGAGCGACATCGATCCGACCGACATGGCGGATACGATCCGGGAGGTCATGTATGCCTACGGTTTCACCATGGTGGAGGAATCCGACAAGGGTTACAACCAGCCCGCCTACGACACGGCTACCCGGCAGTACACGGTGCAGTGGACATGGTGCTGGAGGGAGGACGTGGACTATGGCAATTGAACTGAGGGGCTTTGACGATCTCCAGAACGACATGGTCAACATGGCCTATGCGCTGGATCAGGGGCCGGGCGTGAATCGTGCCCTGAAGGCGGGCGCTGTGCCCATTGAGGAACAGATGCTGAGCAATGCCAGTACCGACCCGAAGATCATCACGGATGCCCTGCACTCGTCTATCCATACAGGCAAGGTCAAACAGAAGCGCGGAGGCGGCAAGCAGATCACCATCGGTGTCCATCACTCCGAGAACGGCGCGTACTACGCCAATCCTGTGGAGTTTGGGCACGGCGGGCCTGCTCCCGCACCCGCGCATCCCTTTGTGCGGCCTGCCTTTGACACCCGGGCCGACGAGGCCTTTTCCGAAATCAAGCGCGTCCTGCGGGACGAGCTGAGAAACAGATGAATTGGAGGTAATTGATTATGGCTACGACTCCTGCCGCTTCTCCGACCGTTTCTTCTACGGTTGGCCTGAAAAACATGGTGATCGCTCCGCTGGAAGTCGACACCGAGGAAACCCTGACCTATGGCGATCTGCAGCTGGTGGCTGGCGCAATTGAGGCCAGCATCGCCCCTGAGAACGCCGATCCGGATGTGCAGTATGCGGATGATGTGGAATTCGACGTCCTGTATCCCGATCCTGAGCTCACCTTCACCACAAAGATGGCGGACATTCCGCTGGCCATCCAGGAGAAGATCTTCGGCAACCAGATCGATGACAACGGCGTCCTGATCCGTTCTTCCACGGACAAGCCTCCGTACTTCGCCGTGGGCTTCAAGAGCGAAAAGTCCAACCACAAGTTCCGCTATGTGTGGCTATACAAGGTACGGGCAAAGCCCCTGACCGAGAACTACGCCACCAAGGAAGGTACCACCATCACCCGCCAGACCGGGGACGTGGAGTGGACGGCCATCAAGCGCACCCACGACAGCCAGTATCAGGCGGTGGCGGACGAGGACGAGAACGGCTTCACCGCAGAGAAGGGAAAGACCTTCCTGCAGAGCGTGTACGCGCCCACTTTCACGCCCGCTTCTGGCGGCTGATACCCGTAACCCCGCTGCCGCATGGCCGTGACGCTGTGCGGCAGTTACTTTTGAAGTTTTGGAGGTATGAATATGATCACCTGTACGCTCGGTGAAAAGAAATACACTGTGGACTTCGTTTCCGGCAGGGCCCTGCGCGAAATGGAGCCCGCTTCCAAAATGTACGGCAGGCTGGTGCGTCTGTCCCAGGACGCGACCGAGGGCAAGGACGTCTCCCAGGAGCAGCTGACCGTGACCGATGCCCTGGACACCATGGTGAAATGGTTCTGCATCCTGTTCAACAACCAGTTCACCCCGGACGAGGTCTACGATAACTATCCCGCCGACCGCCTGATGCACGACATTGCGCTGGCGCTGATGGCCACCCAGACCCAGACTACGGAGGTGCTGGACACTTTCCCTACGATTCCGGCGGTGCAGGAAGCGGAGCAGATTCTGGCGGAGGCGGAGAATCCGGAAGTGACGATTCCGCAGGAAGCCTGACGCTGCCGGAATATGTGTACGCCACCTACAACGAACTGATGAAGAACGGCTGGCGCATGAAGGAAATTGACGAGATGGACATGCTGGGCTTCCTGCGCCTGCGGGCCTGGGATGCCCGGCGGGAGCAGGAAAAGAAACGCCCCCGGCAGCGCTTCATTGACGAAGTCTGGCCGGGGGTGAAGCCGGGATGAGAATATTTCGCTATTTAGACTTCTACATTTGTTCATTGTATCTTTTCGTTTGATCCTGAAGTCTCTTCTTAACGTCAGGATATTCATGATCAACTATGTTTCGTCTTAATTCGGTTTGCTTCAGCTCCTCCTGATATTGTTTCATACTATATTTACCGCCTTGAGCTTTTTCAAATAGATGATGCATCATTTGCGCCATATCGCTACAATACAAATGTAAGGATGTACACATATACATGGTCTGATTCATCATTACGCCAAAAAGTCCAGTTGCGTTAAAATCTCGATTGGGTTGCTTGCCCCAAAGCAAATCGAAGGCAAGAATTTCATCATATTTGGCTTTGACCCGGTCATGTAATTCTATCCATCGACGTTCATAGACTGAAAAATCAACAAATACATTTGGGGTCATAGCATAGTGTTCGTAGTCTTGATCGATATCTGGTATTTCTTCATACAGTTCGCAGGCATCTTGAGCAAAGCCTAACGTGGTTCTTTGGAACTCGTCAGTTGAAATGATACGAGATGGCGCATTCGCTTTTTCACACTCAAGTCTTTCTTCTTCGGTTTTTTCAAGAAGCGTCTTCCATTTTGACAAGTCGCCTACATCTGTAGATATGGATCCGGATGTTTTTCTTCCATCATAAATCGTTTGGAAACGGTATTCAGCACCGTTATTAAACCCAATCCTGAAATCCATCATATCGCCATAGATTAATCTCACAGAGTCTGTCTGAATACGGTACTGACTTGCTGCAATTCTTTTTCTCATTCCGTAGCACTCGCCAACATAAAAATCTTTACCGAATGTCACAGAAAGATTGATATCCACGACACGAGGTAATGTAACTATACCATTGCTGGAGATCATCATCTGATAATGTGGATTGAATTCGCAAAAAGACCATATTAACTCATACAAATGTTTTTCAATCGCATCTGCATGATAGATGAAGGAGTATTTCTCCCTGAATCCTTTCTTGTTATGCTCCCATTCATTGGTCATAGAGTCGAGGATGAAATCAGAGATTCTTTTTTTCTCCTTGTTACGTTTGCTGCCGGAGATATAAAAGCTGATTTTATCGCTGGCATCCCAGCGATTCATATCTGCATATTGATTGACAAACTTTCCATATTCTTCATTCGGTATATAAACGATCGTCTTTGCTTTCTTCAATGCAAACCAACTCATGGAACCATCCCTTCTGCGTGTTCTATTTATCGCCCACAAGGGCATTTCTATTATATTCAAAAATGGCTTTTTCCGCAACAAAGAGGAAGGTGAAACTCAATGGCTGAAACCCTGCGCGAGCTGGTGGTCGCGCTGTCGCTGGATTCCAGCAATTTCTCGCGCAATATGCGCACCATCAATCAGCAGATCAAGGAAGCCGAATCCACCTTCCGTCTGGCTGGAGCCGGTGTGGAGAACTATGAAAAGACCATCGCCGGTACCGAATCCAAGCTGTCCATGCTGAGCCAGAAGCTGATTCAGCAGCAGCGGGCCGTGGAGCAGTACAGCCGCGCCCTGGTCGCCGCCAACGATAAACTGAAGGAAAACTATACCCGGTATCAGGACTACACCCAGCGGCTGGAGCAGGCCAAGTCCCGCCAGGAAGACCTGCGCTTTGAGGTGGAAGCAGCCACTGTTGCCTATGAGCAGTATCGGGATTCTCTGGGTGAAACGGACTCTGCCACCATCGCCGCCAAGCAGAATCTGGAACGGTACCAGGAAGAATACGCGGAGGCGACCGCCGAGGTTACCAAGCTGGAGGGCCAGGTCAAGGCACTGCAGAAGACCATGCAGAACAATGCGGATGCCGTCAGCAAGGCCACCACCGACCTGAACAACGCCAAGGCGTCCGTCAAGGATACGGAAGCGGAGATTCGCAGGCTGACGGAATAGCTGTACCGGATGCAGTCCGGCTGGACGCAAGCCGGTGAAGCCCTGACCGCCATCTCCAAGAAGTGCGAGACCGTCTCCAAGGCCATGACCAAGGCCGGGAAATCCCTCACAACCCATGTCACAGCTCCTATCACGGCACTGGGGACTGCCGCTGTGAAGGCCAGCATTGATTATGAATATGCCTTTGCCGACGTCCGGAAGACCGTGGACGCCACCGAAGAGGAATATAACGCTCTGTCCGATTCCGTGAAGAAGATGAGCACGGAGGTTGCCGCGTCCGCAGAGGATATCGCAGAGGTCATGTCCATTGCAGGCCAGCTGGGCATTGAGAATGAGCACCTGGCTGAATTTACCCGCACCATGATCGACCTGGGAAACAGCACAAACATGGTCGCTGCGGATGCCGCCAGTGAAGCGGCCCGGTTTGCCAACATCATGGGCATGAGCCAGGGCCAGTTCCAGAATCTCGGCTCTGCGTTAGTGGATCTGGGCAACAACTACGCCACCACAGAATCTGAAATCCTGGCCATGTCCATGCGCCTTGCTGGCGCGGGCAAGCAGGTCGGTTTGTCAGAAGCGCAGATTCTGGGCTTTGCTACAGCGCTTTCCTCTGTCGGCATTGAAGCCCAGATGGGCGGCTCAGCTTTCTCCAAAGCACTGGTTAAAATGGAAGTCGCGTCTGCGACTGGCGGCGATGCCCTGGAGGACTTTGCGAAGGTCTCCGGCATGACAGCTAAGCAGTTCAAAGCCCTGTGGGACAGCGATCCCGCAGCGGCATTCCAGTCCTTCATCGTCGGCCTATCCAAAATGGATGAGGAAGGCGAAAGCGCCATCGCCACCCTGGAAGAGATCGGCATCAAGGAAGTCCGCCTGCGTGACACCCTGCTGCGCTCCACCAACGCAACAGAGCTTTTCTCCCGCGCACAGGAGACTGCCAACAGGGCATGGAGAGAGAATGCCGCCCTGACCAATGAAGCCAACAAGCGGTATGCTACCACGAAATCCCGGCTGACCAACCTGAAGAATACGGCGCTCATGTTCGCCCGTCAGATTGGCGATGACCTGAATCCGACCATCCAGCAAATCATCGACAAGGCCAACGCCCTGCTGCAGAAGTTCCTGTCTCTGGATGCGACGCAGCGCCAGTCCATCGTGAAATGGGCCGCTTTTGCCGCTGCTGTCGGCCCCGTCGTGCTGGTTTTGGGGAAGGTCGTGGGTGCGGTCGGCACCGTCACCGGAGCCCTGGGAAAGGCCTTCACGGCCATCGGCAAGTTCTCCGCTTCCGTCTCCATGGCGGGCGGCGGGATTGGCGGGCTGGTAAAGGTGCTGGCTTCCTCCAAGGTGGCCATGGTTGCTCTTGCCGCTGCGCTGGTGTACGGCGCGGTAAAGCTGGTGGACGTCGCGTCCGGCGCGAAAGCCGCCCGCGAAGCGCTGGAAGGTATGGCGAAGACCGCCAAGTCCTGGAAGGAAACCGCCGCAGAAACCTTCTACGGCAGCAGCCAGGGCCTGTCCTTCTTCGGCATGAGCAAGGACGACTTCAAGCGGGCCACTGGGAACAGCCGCGAATGGCTGAATGGTCTGCTGGACGTTTGGTCGGACGGTAAGAAGGAAACCAACGAGATCGTTTCGGAATGGACGGATTCCTTCAAGAGCCTGACCGCCAGCACCCGTGAGGAGCTCACCAGCCTGAAGGAAACTGCCGACCAGGCAGGCTATTCTTCCGTTTCCGCACAGTTGCAGGCTGACATCGACACTCTGGACTCCATGGACAAGGAGATCGCCCGGCTGCTGAAAAAGAAGCAGAACAGGAAGCTGTCGGAGCGTGATAAAGTCCGCCTGCAGGAGCTCATCGACACCCGCGAGGCCATCGAGGTCAAATACCACCTGTCCGCCGCCGACACAGACGGCTTCGACACTATCCGAAACAAGGTGGAAGCCGAGGTGGCCCGTGCGGAAGCCCGTGGACAGGAAGTCAGCGCCACCGTGTATGAAAACGCCATGGTGGCCGCCGCCGAGGGCATGGCCGCTGTCAATACTTCTCTGGACGAGCAGTATGACAAAGAGTATGCTCTGATCCAGCTGATTGAGAACAGCGCGGAACGCCAGCAAGCGCTGGATGCCCTAAACGCCAGGTACAACAGTGACCGCCGGGCTGCTGCCATGGAATACGCCCAGCTGATGGCCGACGTCGTGATGCCTGTATGGCAGCAGAGTGATATCCAGACCGCAAAAACACAGGTCGGTGATCTGATGCAGCTGCTCCGGCAGTACAGCGCGGCTTCCACTGATGCTGAGAAGAAATCCTTCCTGCCGCAGCTGAACCAGCTGACCGCCAGCATGGATGAAGGTGCGTTGACGGAATATGTCGCGCTGCTGACCCAGATCCAGTCCCTGCTGGACAGTGGAATGTCGGAATCCGAGGTGCAGGCCATGTTCCCGGATATCGACTTCTCTTCCGCGCTGGAGCAGCTGGCCGCGATCCAGACCTACCTGAACCAGAACAAATGGGACACCAACCTGACCAGCCTGAACGAGATGTTCGGCGAGGCTGTCGGTGAGGAAGTTCTGAAAATCACCACCGATCTGGACATGACCGGAGCGCAGGCCCGCTGGGATGAATGGGCCAGCAATCCCGGCGCGATCACCACGGATGCGGTTATCCAGGGATATACGGAAGCGGAGAACGCGACCAAACAGCAGCCGCTGGTGGATGCCTTTGTGGCGAAGTACACCGAGCAGCCGGAAGGCGCGGATAAATCCTCCCTGACGCCTGCCGGGCTGGTGGCCTATGTGCAGACCTATGCCGAAGCCACCACGGGCACTGATGTGTCCGGGCTGAATCCCACCAATGTGACCGCCATGGTCAGCGCCTACAAGGAACTGGCATCCGGCACCGACGTCACCCAACTGAAGCCCAGCGAGATCACGGCCTATGTGTTCAAATACCTGGAGGACAACAAGGTTGATACCACCGGGCTGACGCCGGAAGCGGTGACGGCCTTCGTCATGGCCTATGAAGAGGTCACAGGCGGCGCTTCCACCGCTGCGCTGAAGCCTTCTGATGTCGTTGGCCTGATCACCAAATACGCTGAAGCCGAAAACGTGGATGTGTCGGCGCTGACCTCCGCCCAGGCAGAAGGCATCGTGACCAAGTTCGCCGAGGCGACTGGCTGTGACAAGTCCGAGCTCCTCCGGGAGTTCACCGCCTACATCACGGAATACAAGGAAGCCGCAGGCGTGAAAAAGCCCACCCTGAACATGCAGGTGGGCCTGTCCGGCTATGATCTTCTGGCTTACCGCCGCTGGCTGCGGAACAACAAGGTCGAGGTGGAAGGCGTCGTCCGGCTGTCCGAAGTGTATGAAGATCCCAGCGGTGTGCTGGGCGAGTCCGGGGTGAAATACTGGAAGGACGGCGAAGAGATCCCTGTCACCGCGGTCACCTCCGACATGCTCCGGCCCGAGGATGTGGCCATCCTGGACAAGGACGGCACCATGCACATCCTGCTGACCACGGAGATCACTGGCGCACCGGAAGCCATCGCGGAAATGCGGGAGCAGGTGGCCGAGGTGGATCAGCTGGGTATGACTGCGCTTGGCACCGCCCTGACAGGCATCATGCCCAAATCCCTGATGGATTATATTGACTCCGCCATGCAGCGGATCAAGAATGCCAAGGGCGATCTGGATCAGTGGTACAACTTCATCTACGGCGGCAACGAAGGTGTGCTCCGAACGCTGAACCAATCCATGATCAACGACTTCGATCCTGAGAATGTGGCCCAACTGGCCACCTATGTTTCTGAGGTTGTGACGGCTATCCAGAACGGGCAGGAAGTCAGTCAGGAAGACATCGACAACCTGAACAAAATCCTGCAGTTCGTGCAGGACTTGGATTCCGTGGGTGTTGGCCAGAATGTGACCGAGGGCATCGCGGAAGGCATGACCGCCGCTGGATGGGATACCACAGCGGAGACCCTGGCAACCAATCTCGAAACGGCCATCAACAGCGCGTTTATTATCAACAGCCCGTCGGAACGCATGAAACCGGAAGGTGACTACATCGCCGCTGGCATCGGCGCGGGAATGACGGAATACGACTTCTCCACGGATGCTGCTGCACTGGCCAGCAATCTGGAAAGCGCGATCAGCGCCGCTCTGGGTGAGGAAGCCTTGAATCCCTCCGGGACTACGGCCATGGCCGGACTGGCAGGTGCGCTGACGGGCTATGACCTGAGCGCCGCTGGCAGCACGGTTTCTGCCAATGTGAAGAATGCCGTTTCTCGCAGCCTGACCGCGACCAGCCTGAAATCCATCGGCACCAATGCTATGGCGGGTCTGAAGGCGGGCATCAACGCGGGGCGCTCCGGAGTGGTCAGCGCCATGCAGTCCGCAGCCCGCGCTGCCGTGAACGCCGCCAAGAAAGAACTGAAGATTGCTTCTCCTTCGCGTGTGTTCCGGGATGAGATCGGCTCCATGACCATGAAGGGCTTTGGAGAAGGCGTCCTGCAGGAAAGCCGGGTGCAGGCCCGCACCATCCGCAATGCCGCCCGCTTCCTTACGGGTGAAGCCAGGGAAGGCGCGATTGCCTTCGGAAACAACGACAACCGGAAAACGTACAACCAGACAAGTTCCGTCAACCTGTCCGGCAACAACTTCTATGTGCGGGATGAGCAGGATATCCGCTCCCTTGCCATTGAGATCGCCGCCCTGACGAAACGCCAGCAGCGAGGCAAAGGACTCCGAATGGCCTGATTTAACTCGACTTTCAGGGCCAGCAGAGTGAGTAATACTGCTACCCCAACGGAAGGAGGAAACGCCATGGGATCCATGATGCAGATCAGGCCAGAAGTGCTGAAAAAGCTCCGGGAGGATTACCCGCCCGGAGCGAAAGTGGAACTGATCGAGATGTGCGACCCGTACCGGGACATGCCCGCCGGGATGCATGGAGAAGTCATGTTCGTGGATGACGCTGGCGGTGTACACATTACCTGGGCCAACGGCTCAACGCTGGCGGCGATCCATGGGATAGATCGCATCCGCAGACTCGACTGATCACAATCAACCGCCAAAGGGTCACCCGTCAAAAGGTGGCCTTTTGACGTTTTTGGAGGTTTTCTCATGCAGGATTATTTCCTCTGGAACGGCATGGACTGCAGGCAGTACGGAATCCATGTTTCCGAACAGCCGCCCATCACCATTCCCGCTGAACGCAGCACACAGACCAATGTGCCCGGCAGGCCGGGAAGCCTGACGCAGCTGGAGGGCGAAGACGTCTACGACAATCTGATCCTGAGCGCCACCTGCTTTATCTCCGACCCGGCGCAGATTCCGGCCATCGCCGCATGGCTGAAGGGCAGCGGGACGGTGACCTTTGCCAACCGGACGGGCGGCTACTACAAAGCCCGGATTGCCAACCAGATCCCTTTTGAAAAGGTGCTCCGGGGCAATCCGCACTGTACCTTTGCGGTCAACTTCCGCTGCTATCCGTTTTTCTATGCCGATGCCGCCGCTGACATCACGGTCACCACATCCGGGACGATCATCACGAATCCGGGAAGCGTGTATTCCGAGCCGATTCTGACAGTCACAGGCTCCGGGAATATTACCCTCATGGTGGGCTTGACCATCGTGGAACTGGAGAATATCTCCGGGAGCATCGTCATTGATTCCGTGCTGCAGGAAGCCTACCAGGGCACCACTCTGATGAATAACCACATGAACGGTGAGTTCCCAGTGCTGAAACCAGGGGCGAATGCCATCAGCTGGACGGGAACAGTAACGAAGGTGGTCGTCAGGCCGAATTGGCGGTATTTGTGAGTCTTCATCAGTTGAGTTTTCTTTTTGTGGATGCTATTATATCTTTGCTTTTTGCAAGAAAAGCATCGCTTACTACGTCTATTGTGTAGGGGGTGAAACACATGAGGAAATTCCTCTTGCCAATTCTGGTGCTTACGATCATCATGCTTTGCGCAGTCTGCTCTGCTGAAGATATAACTGCAGGCATTACTGCCGTTCTCTCAGATGCCGGTCTAAACAACCCCATTCAACTTCAGACGTGGGGCGATACTGCCGTGTGTTTCATAGAACAAAATGGAACTAAAAACCTGATTGTGCTGGAAAACAAGAGTGGTCGCTGGGAAATCACCGTTAATAATCCGACAGCATTGATTCAGAATGCAGACTGGCCGGAATTGAATGTTGATAGCGACAATGCAATTTTCTGGACATACCATCTGTCCGATCAAGAAATACTTCGTTATCACAGCACGAAAAACGCAGACGGCATATGGGGGTCCGTGGATCAGTACTATGCGGACAGCGGTTATGGTGATTACACCCACGCTTGGAGCACTCTCTGGGATGAAGCTCACGGAGGTGAAATCATCCGCAGTTTTGCTATCTCAGACGAAAATGACAACACGTCTGATGGCTATATTATCCAGTATCTTCCCGGTACATGGCTTGGAACCAGTATCAAGCTGGCTGACTTTGATTTAACGCGTTTTCCAACGCTGGTTGATCCGGAATACGGAGCTTGGTTTGAAACCGACCGCTTCTTTCAGGATGCTGCTGCAACACTCATGCCGGATTGCACATACATCAAGGGACTGCTGAAAGATGGCGCTTTACACTTCCTCGTTCAGAAGCCCACTGGTGCTAAAGTGTATGTTATCTGCGAATATGCCAGCAACCGGAAAGCAAATCTGATTGAAAGCACTCCACTTCCGGCAGATACCCGTTTAGGTGTTGAAAACTTCACGGACTGTCTTTGGATCAATCAATGTACTGTGGCAATACACCTTCTCAGTGATCAAAGAACCATGAGCATCGAATATATTTATGATGATGCCGTCAACGGAACAGATGGAGGTTTCCTGTTTTTCGGTGACAGAGTGGTGTGGAGCGATGCTGAAGAGCAGATGATTCTCTATGGTGACCATCCATGGAACGACATCACTCAGATTGACTGGAATACACTGCCCCGAAATCTCGATGAGGCCGCTGCTCAGATGGATTCCAGTCGATATGCCATGGTCGTGAATCCAAATCCTGCTGATCGCTTACACCTGCGGGAGCAGGCTGATAGAGGCAGTCGTTCGCAAGGAAAGTATTATACAGGTACGCCTGTAACGATCCGTGGAAATAACGGCGACTGGGCGCATGTGGTGCTTGGCAATACACAAAGCATGCGGCAGGGATATATGATGAAACGCTATCTGGTTTATGGATCAACAGAGGGTGCTTTGCGGCTGGACACATCTGCCATGCCGCAGCTTCTGCCGCGTTCGGAAATGCTGCAGGTTTTTGAAGAACCCCAAATGGGCAAAAATACACTCCATCGTGGTGACAGCATGAAGATTATCGGTATTATCGGTGATGAATGGTATCATGTCTGGTTCCCGGCAACCGGGGAATTTGGGTTTGTAAAACAAAATGATCTGTGGGAAGGAAATGGTTGATTCCTATATTCTTGACAATGGTTTCAGAGCAGCGTCGCATCACGCGGCGCTTTCTTTTTACCATTCTGGAGGTGATACCCCATGATCTGCGTCTATCCCGCCGACTGCACCGACTTCTCCACAAACGGCAACGGAGCCCTGGCTCCGCTGTCAGCGGAGGTGACGGAAACGCTGAACGGCGAATACGAACTGACGCTGGTGCATCCCATCGATGAAGCCGGAAAATGGCAGCGGCTGGTGGAGGGATGCATCCTCCGCGCTCCAGTGCCTGCCGCCATGACGCCCCGCGTCAACTTCACCGCACCGGGAGACGACAACCGGACGGAGGTCTGGCGGGTCAATACAGACTTCTCCGGCGCGGAAACGCGGAAAGGCACCCTGCGCCTGCGCTCCGGGCCGGGCACCAAGTACAAGGTGCTGGCGACCTATAAGAACGGTTCCTTCGTGCAGGTCATCGCCAAGACCAACAGCAGCTGGTACGAGGTGACCGCGCCGGATGGAAAGCACGGGTACATGTCCACCACCTACCTGGTTTTGGATCATACAGAAGGCTCCGCTTCCGAGGCGACCTCCTCTGTGGTGGAATCCCGCCAGCTGAGGGATCAGCCCTTCCGCATTTATCGGGTGGTTCCGGAGCTCGACAAGATCACGGTTTATGCCCGGCATGTGTTCTATGATCTGCTCGACAATATGATCAAATCCTACAAGCCCTCATCCTCTGCGGTGGGGGCTTCTGTCGTGCAGACCATTTCTTCCTCCTGCCTGTCGGAGCACGACTTCACCTTCTATTCCGACCTGGACAGCCAGGCCGAGGATGTGGAGTTTGAAAACTGCAATCCCGTGGACGCCCTGCTGGGTGAAGGCGGTGTGGTCGAAAAGTACACCGGAGAACTGACCCGCGACTGGTGGGACGTGTATGTGGTGAAGCGCGTCGGTCAGGACAGCAACGTGCAGATCCGGCAGGCCAAAAAACTGCTGGGCATCAGCTACGACATCGACCTGACGGACGTGGTTACCCGGATCATGCCCACGGGCGAGGACGCGGACGGCAATGTGCTGTACCTGCCGGAGCTCTTTCTGGACAGCCCGCTCATCGGCAGCTATACCCATCCGAAATGGATTCATCTTGCCGTGTCGGAAGCCAAGGAAAAGACTGATGGCGATGACAAGAAAACCAGGGAACAGTGCTATACGGAGATGCGCTCCCAGGCACAGGCTCAGTTTGACGCAGGCTGCGATACACCGACTGTCACGCTGAGCGTGGACTTCATCAACTGCGCGGATACCGAGGAATACCGGGAATACGGCTTCCTGCAGAACATCTATCTTGGCGATGCCGTCCGGGTCATTGCTCCCCGCATCGGAGTGTGGGTGTCCATGCGGATGACGCAGTACACCTATGATTGCCTGACAAAGAAGTACACCCAGATGACGCTGGGCACCGTGGCGGATACGGTGGAGGGCAACGTAATCAGCGCCCGTCAGCTTCCCAGCGGAATCATCACCGGAAGCAAGCTGGCGATCAACTCCGTGGGCACCGGACAGCTGCAGAGCGGCTCGGTCGGCTCCGTGCAGATCCAGATGGCAGCAATTGAAACGGCCCATATCCAGGACGCGGCCATCAGCAAGGCCAAAATCGGTGAAGCCGCCGTGGGGACGGCGCAGATCGAGGATGCCGCCATCATCCGGGCGAAGATCGCTCAGGGCGCTATCGGTTCTGCCCAGATCGATGATGCTTCCATCACCCGCGCCAAGATCGGTGAAGCGGCCATTGGCGCAGCCCAGATCGAGGACGGTGTGATCACCTCCGCGAAGATTGGTGCGGGAGAAATCCAGGAAGCTAATATCCATGACGGAGCCATTACCCATGCCAAGATCACGGATGGTGCCATCCGGAACGCCCACATCGAAAACGGTGCTGTTGATAAGGCCAAGATCGCCGACGCTTCCATCGACAACGCGAAGATCGACGGCGCTGCTATCGGCACGGCAAACATTCAGGATGGTGCTATTGTGCGGGCCAAAATCCTGGACGGTGAAATTGTCACCGCCAAGATTGCAGACCTGGCTGTAACCGGGGCGAAGATCGCAGACCTCGCTGTCACGACTGCCAAGATCGCGCAGGCCGCAATCACCAACGCGCAGATTGCCAACGCCGCTGTCGGTACAGCCCAGATTGCCCTGGGCGCGATTACCTCCGCCCTGATTGCCCAGGGCGCCATTGGCACAGCGCAAATTGAGGATGGCAGCATTACAAACGCCAAGATTGTGGATCTCACCGCCAACAAGATCAACGCGGGTACGCTTTCCGTAGAGCGCCTGATCATCCGGGGATCGGACCAGTCCCTGATCTATGCCATCAATAACATGGGCGAGCTGGTGTCTGCCCAGGTGGATACGATCGACGGTTATGTGCTGACAGAGCGCACCATCACAGCGGACAAGATCGTTGCGCACAGCATCACGGCAAATGAGCTGGCCGCACATACGATCACTGCCAATGAAATTCTGGCCGGGACGATCACGGGCAACGAGATCGCCGCTGCCACCATTGAGGGCAGCAACATCAAGGCAGGGACGCTGACCACATCCCATGTAGCTGCGGACTTTGGAGAATCGCTCGACCTGTCCAGCAACCGGAGTGTGGCCATCAGTGTGGAGAAAGCGCTGGAAGGCATGTCTGTCGGCGGCAGGAACTATGTGCTGAATTCCGGCTCCGAATCCACAGGAACAGCTGACCTCATTGCCCGGTACTCCCTGGCTGAAGCCATGGAGGAAGGCGAAACCTATTCGATCTCCCTGTCCATCTCCATGTTGGATCTTTCCCGGATTACGGTACGCACCTCCGAAGGAGACAAGGTGCTGGCAACGATCCGGCTCGATGACGTCGATACGCAGACTGTCAATGCTTCCTTTACGGCAGAATACGCCAGCGGAAAGACGCCGGACGATAATCCCGATTACGGCGACATCCTCATTTATCGTGACCCAACAGGCGACGCTGACCCCGAAACTACTACCGTTCATTGGGTAAAGCTGGAAAAGGGCTCCATGGCCACCGACTATACCGCCGCGCCGGAAGACAGCGACGCAAAGCTGGATCAGAAGCTCTCTTCTGTTCGCTCGCAGATCAGCGCTGAGGGCGACCGTATCCGCCAGGAGGTACAGGCAAACTACGCGCTGGCCAACGATATGTCCCAGGTCAAGTCTCAGGTCGGTACGCTCACGGAGCAGTCCGAAAACAACTTTACCTGGGCTGTAACGCGCATCAACCAGATGCAAAAGGACATGGAAAGCGCACAGGAGGCTACGGAAGAGCAGTTGGCGGTTTTCAGAACCTACATGTCCTTTGGAGAGGATGGCCTGATCATTGGCAAAACCGGGAACCCGTTTACCTTTCGCGTGGTCAACGACCGTCTGACCTTCCTGATGAACGATACCGAAGTAGCATACCTGAGCAATAACAAGCTGTATGTCACGCAGGCGGAGATCATCAGCAAACTCATCATCGGCCGTTTCGCCTTTGAGCCGCAGGCAAATGGGAACCTGTCTCTTATCTACAACGGATGACGCCGGGAAAGGAGCCATCATGGCGACTACGTTAGCTTATATCGCGTCTCTCTGTACGCGCAAATATACCTCTTCCGCCAATGCCAAGAACGATGTGGCCTGTCAGGAATTCTACGATTCCAGCTACAACTATGTCGGTATCATCAGCTTTCCCGGGTTGAATCTGGTGAACAAGGTGATTACCGAAATCTGGCTGGATATCGATGCGGAAAAGGCTGGCTACGGTGTGAAGAACACCAAGACCGTTTACCTGCGAAAGGCCAACTACCAGGATGATATTGCCTCCGGCGTCACAGGCGGACAATATGTTGGAGATGAACTGGGCACCTTTGAGGGGGCCTTCTACGGGAACTACAACGGCTATCATATCACCGGGCCGCTGTTTGACGCCATGGCGGCATACATCTCTGCCGGGAACAACAGCTTTACCATTTATAACCCCTTAGCCACCGCGTCGCCCCATGGATATTCCTATAATTACATGCAGTGGGCAAGCGTCGTCATAACCATTACGTTTGAGGACGTTGTCAGCCTGCCGACAGTATCCGCTGCCTCTGCCAGTCTGGGCAGTGCGCTTACGATTTCTACCAACCGTTCAAACAATGCCGCGACGCATACCCTTTCTTATCGCTTTGGCAATGCCAGCGGCTTGATTGGCTCAGACGTTGGGGACGCCGTTTCCTGGACGCCACCGCTTTCTCTGGCAAGCGAAATTCCAAGTGCCACCAGCGGCGTCTGCACGATCACCTGCAACAGCTTTATCAATGGGAAAATGACGGGAAGCCGAACATGCACGGTAACGCTGACAGTCCCCTCAACTGTTGTGCCAGTCATTTCTTCCGTCACCCTGCAGGATACCAACGAGACTGTAGCAGCCCAAATCGGAGCTTTTGTGAAATCCCTGAGTACCCTGTCGGTGGCCATTACGGCAGAGGGCATTTACGGCAGCAGCATTTCTTCTTACCGCACTATGCTGGATGGCGCTACCTATACGGCCGCGTCCTTTACAGCCGGCAAGAAGCTGTCAGCAGCCGGGAATATGATGCTGGCAGTCTCTGTGACGGATAGCCGCGGCCGGACGGCGACGTATACCTCCACCATTCAGGTGCTGGACTATGCGATTCCCTCCATCCGGCGATTTTCCGTAGAACGCTGCAACGCGGATGGATCCTCTGTACAGGTGGATGGTACGAAGGCACGGTTCTCTTTCCAGGGAAGCGTTTCCCCACTAAACAACAAGAACAGCTTTTCCTGCGTTGTGTACTACAAGCTGAAAAACGCGGAAGCCTGGACGCAGGCATATACAGTAAATGCTGCCAGCTATACGCTGGCCATCAGCAACCAGCTGCTGGGCCAGACCTATGACGCGCTGAGCAGCTATGACGTCAAGATCCGGCTGGCGGACCATTTTCAGGAAGCGGAGCAGGCAGTCAGCATTGGCACCAAGGGCGTGATTCTGGATTTCCTAGCGGACGGCACGGGCATTGGCATTGGGAAAGTAGCCGAAACGCCCGGGGCCATTGAATGCGGATGGCCGATGAAGCTTACCGATCCACTATCCATTGCCTATGGCGGCACAGGAGCAACTTCGGCGGAGAGTGCCCTTGCAGCGCTGGGCGGGGTAAAAAAGGCTGGCGATGCCATGACGGGGAACCTGGGTATCTTAGGAAACCTGTATCCATCCCTGCTTCTGCTTCCGACCTACAACGACACTACAAACCGGACGGTGTTTGAAGGCAGCTATGCGGGTGCTTCCTCTTTTGCCGCCTGGGAAGACAGCACAGGCAATAACCGACGGATGCTGGAAGTCCGCACAAAGGCTTATCAGAACAGTCTCGACTGGGCTGTGCTCCTGCGTGTCTGTGACGCAGGCACATGGGCCAACTACCGTGTGTTCCATTCTGGCATGCCCTCCGGTGTGCCTGTCGCCAACGGCGGCACAGGAGCCACCACCGCCGCAAACGCTCGGAGCAATCTGGGCACAAATAACGCAGGCAACATCACCACAGGCACACTGGCCATGGCTCGTTTGCCATTCAAGGTGGCTTATGGCTCTGGTTCCGTAGCAGGCAACAGTGCTCTCAGCATCAATTACAGCGGTGCCGGGTTCACGGCCATTCCGTGTGTGGTGGTCAGTTACTCCACCAGCAGCGGAAACTGGTCAGGCAATAACGGTGCACTGAAAGTTCACAGCAAAACAACAACAGGCGCGACAATCATCGTCGGCGGTAATTTCAATACGGCAAGGAATATTGACTGGATCGCGATTGGAGTGTAACCATGAGCCTTTTTCACTCCCGGGATCAGCCCGCTTCCAATACGGAGGCGGGTTTTTCTATATCAAAATGAAATGGAGGAAACAACAATGCGGAACTTTTCTATTGACCTGATCTGGGCGAAGATCCAGATCGCCATCACGGCCATCGGCGGATGGCTGGGGTACTTTCTCGGCGGCATCGACGGCCTGATGATCGCCCTCATGATCTTCATGGGGCTGGATTACATGACCGGGGTCATGTGCGCCATTCTGGACAAGAAACTGTCCTCTGCCGTGGGCTTCAAGGGCATCTGCAAAAAGGTGCTCATCCTGTTCATGGTGGGTATTGCGAACATCGTTGATCTGCATGTGATCGGCTCCGGCAGTGCGCTGCGGGGCGCGGTGATCGCTTTCTATCTGTCCAACGAGGGCCTGAGCCTGCTGGAGAACGCGGCCTACATCGGCCTGCCCATCCCGGACAAGCTGAAGGCCATTCTGGAACAGCTTCATGACCGCAAGGAAAAGGAACACACAGACGATACGAACGACCAGGGCGACGGCGAATAACCGCCGCCCTTTTCCTATGTGGAGGTGACGAAGATGTCTGAAAGAATCAATACGCCGTTCACCAATGAGCACTTTGCCGACTGGTGTCAGAAAATGGTGGGACAGCCTTACTGGTACGGCACCTGTGTCTACAAGGCTACCAACAGCCTGCTGTCCCGGAAGAGCAACCAGTATCCGTCCTCTTATGCTTCCAGCCGCATGTCCCGTTACAAGCAGGACATTGCCAACAAGGCTGTCGTGTCTGACTGCATCGGCGGCTGCAAGGGCTATGCCTGGACAAACGGCGGTCAGGGTGTGCTGGAAGCCATCGGGACGGATAAAACCATCACCAGCAAATATGGCTCCAACGGGTGTCCGGACAAAGGCGCGAACAGCATGTTCTCCTGGGCAAAAAAGAAAGGCGCTGGCTGGGGCACCATCGACACCCTGCCGGAGATCCCTGGTCTGGCGCTGTATAAGGACGGTCATGCGGGGTACTACATCGGAAACGGCTATGCCGTGGAGTGGCAGGGCTTCAGCTGGGGCTGCGTGAAAACGCAGGTGAAAAAGCGCCCCTGGACACACTGGTACAAGCTGCCCTTTATCGACTACGGCGACACCAGCGGCGCACAGATCGCTGTGGAGGCGGTCACTGTGTACATGCTGGGAAGCCGACTGCTGAAGAACGGCTCTTCCGGCGCGGATGTCAAAGCCCTTCAGGAACTGCTGAACCAGCTGGGTGCCGCTCTTGAGGTGGACGGTCAGTTCGGAAGCAAAACGGAAGCCGCCGTGAAGGCATTCCAGAAGAAGGCCGGGATCAAGCAGGACGGCAAGTACGGCGACCAGACCCATGCCGCCTTGATGGCCGCTGTGGCGGAGGACGATGCCGGACAGCAGGCCATGACGGAAACGCAGCCTGAGCCGGAGCAGGAACAGCCCGTTGCTGGGCAGATCACCATCCGGGTGCTGATCAAGTCCTCCGGCGGGAAAGTCAATATCCGCACGGGCAACGGCACCAGCTACAGCCGCATCACCGCCGTCGCGCCGGGCACAACGCTGGAGTATGTGGCCAGCGCCTTCAACGGTTGGCAGGCTGTGAAGATCGGAAGCCAGGTCGGCTGGGTTTCCGGGGAGTACAGTGAGATCACAACCGAATAAATGATCATGGGGTTTTGCCTTTGGGCAGAGCCCCAACTTTTTTATTGGAAAAACCGGAAAAGTGCCGCTCCGACTGTCCGTAAGGCACTGAAGGAGACAACGATACTCATCCTTCAGATTGGAGCAGCGCGATGACCCAGGAACAGAAAAGGCGGATAACCGAGATGCGGAAACAGAATCTCGGCTATGCGTACATCGCTAAGGAACTGGATATATCCCTCAACACGGTCAAGGCATTCTGCCGGAGAAACGACCTTGCCGGGAACCGTTCCACCACTGACACACAACCCGAAAATATATCGGTTTCGTCTCAAAAAGTTGACTTGATTCGTGCCGACAGTAGAGTTAATAGTACTACTGCTAAGCAGCCGAGAGCCCTTGAAAACACTGAGCTTTCGGACGGCCAGCCCATCTGTGAGGTGACGGTTTCCTACGCGGATGAACCAGATCTCGGGGCCGTCGCTGACGTGCTGGATCTGCTTACACATGCAAACTACGGGAGGTGAAAAAGATGAAGCGAGTCATATGCCTCTACCGTGTTTCGACCGTCGGCCAGGTGGATCATGATGACATCCCCATGCAGAAGCTGGCTTGCCGCGAATATGCGGCGTCCCACCCGGACTGGGAGATCGTTGATGAGATTTCCGAAAAAGGCATCTCGGGTTACAAGGTCAGCACCAATGACCGCGATGCCATTGTGGAGATTAAGAAGAGGGCCATCATGCACAAGTTCGATGTGCTGCTGGTTTTCATGTTCGACCGTATTGGCAGGCGGGATGATGAAACACCCTTTGTGGTGCAGTGGTTTGTTCAGCAGGGCATAGAGGTCTGGAGCGCCCGTGAAGGTGAACAGCGCTTCGATAACCACGTCGACAAGCTCCTGAACTACATCCGTTTCTGGCAGGCATCGGGTGAAAGCGAAAAGACTTCCATCCGTGTGAAAACCAAGCATTCCCAAATGGTGCAGGAAGGTCAGTACCGGGGAGGCCATGTTCCTTACGGCTACAAGCTGGAACATCAGGGCCGCACAAACAAAAAGAATCAGCAGGTGCGGGATCTGGTCGTTGACGAGGATGAAGCAACCATCGTCAAAGAGATCTTCGACCTGCTGACCAATCACGGGTACGGCACAAACCGGGTCGCACAGTACCTGAATGAAAAAGGGATCAAGACCAAACGCGGAACAAGTCTCTGGCGCGGGACAAGCATCCGGGCGATCATCGACAACCCGATCTACATCGGCATTTACCATATGCAGGGAGTCCAGTCTGAGCCGTTTGACCATTTGAAGATCATCGACGAAGACCTGTTCATGCGGTGCCAGCAGACGGTCAAAGGCAGATCGACCAAGAACTACGACGGCGAGCCGGTGGTCTTCAGGACGGACACCCGGAGCCTGCTGACGGGCGTCATCTACTGCGGACACTGCGGATGCAGGCTCTGCTACAACCATCAACATGAGGAAAGGAAACTGGCCAACGGCGGTACAGGCATCTACGACTACGAAACCTACCGCTGTTACCGAAAAATCTCCTCGTCGAGAACGTGTGATGGTCAGAGCGTCTACAAGGCGACCGTGCTGAATGAGGCGGTTGAAAATCAGGTCAGGCTGTTCCTTTCCAAGCTGGAGGCGGTTCCCAAGGAGCGACTTGTGGAGCTTGCCAGCGCCCGGAATGAGGAAACCTACAAGGTGGCCTACAAGCAGGCGCAGAAGGATTTTGAAAATGCTCAAAAGCAGGTCACCGCCTTGGAGGAGGAAGCCGTCAAGGCACTGACCGGAGAAAGCCAGCTGGATCTGAGTATCGTCAATCAAATGCTCCTGAAGCACCGGGCAAAACTGGAAGCCTCTCAGAAAGCAATGGAAGAAGCACAGACCCGGATGCAGGCGGAGCAGGAAAACGCTAAAGCCACCAAAGCCCAGGTGGATGAGCTGCTTTCCTGGGCAGAGTGCTTCGACAAGGCTGACATCGGCACCAAGCACCTGATCGTCTCCCGGTTGATCGAGCGGGTGGAAGTCCGAACCGGATACAAAATGCACATCAAATTCAAGATTTCACTGAAGCAGTTCCTCGGTCAGGAGTAATCCTGATCGGGGATATTTTTGTTGCAGGGCGTTGGCCCTGCTTTTTTTGTGCCGTAAGCTTATAGGAAGTGTGTCTGTCCGGCAAACCGTTCACATCGAGCAGGGTACCCGTTCACATCGAAACCAGCAAGCCGTTCACATCGATGCCGGGCTACCGTTCACATCGACTCGCGTGAACGAAATGGGCGACCAACCTGTTAACATCGAAAATGAAACTGCACACTCGAAATTTTGAATGTTCGTGAATGAGCGTAATTGATAGAAGCTAATAGTATGCCGGTCAGGCCCTCCCACGGGGAGGAGGGCACTTGTCCAAGAGACAGAAAAAAACCTCGAAAGCCTTATGCCTTCGAGGTTTTGTGGTGGTCGCAACAGGACTCGAACCTGTGACCCCATCGATGTGAACGATGTGCTCTACCAACTGAGCCATGCGACCTTATCCGAACGATTCTGACAATCTCTCCTAATATGTTCGGGTTTTTAGGGGAGCCTTCCGTGGATTCGAATGAACGGCTTGCCAGCAACCTGTTCACATCGACATCTCTCATTCGAGAGAAGGTACCAGTAGGTACTACCAACTGAGCCATGCGACCATGACTTGAACCAGTCACAGGCTATATAATATCACGGCTCATGGGGTTTGTCAATGCTTTTTTCTAAAAAATGCAAATAATGTGACTGGAAATACGGCAAGGGATGAAATGTGCCTTTCAGATGGCGCACAGTGCTTGCATGGGTGCAAGTGGATGCACATTCATGCAAGTGGAGACTATCTGCGCAGGAAGGGCAGGTGGCTGCCATGCGGCATGGCGGAGATCACACGGTAGAAGAAGCCATAGCGCGGGTCGGAGAGATCCCAGGCCAGCAATGCGCCGAAAAGAAACAAAAACAGACCGAGCACCGCAGTGCATATGATCAACAAACGATGCTGACGCTCAGCATTTGCTCGCAATTCAGTCACTTGATTTTGCAAATATAAAACGGTTTCCTCACGCTGCTTATCCATTGCGATCATATGCGCCAGCGCTTTATCGCATGGCGGAGCGCGGGGAGCGTGGGGGATATCGGCCAATTCGTCCAGGGAGCCGCCGACGGATCTAACCAGCTGCGCGACAGTGCAGAACTGCGGGGATTGGTTTTGTCCGCTAAGTAGGCGAGAAATGGTCGCTTCCGATACGCCGCTGCGCACGGACCATTCCTGGCTGGAAATGCCTGCGCTCCTTGATGCGGCGCAGATATGCGGCAATGTTTTCAGCGCTGGCGTAGCTGCTATCTATCATTTGGGGCTTTCCTTTCACGCATGCAAGGGAAATTGCGGCTATGCAAAGGCACGCACGGCAATGACGCTTGCGTTTCGTGGCGATCTGCTATTTGCTGGGGATGCTGTTGCGTATGATTCGCGGCTTGCGGGAGGAACTGATTCCGCTGATTTTAGGATTGTGCGGCGCGGCGCTGGGCGTGGCCGGCATGCACTTGATTCCAGATTTTCCGGCAAGGGATGTCATGAACGCCGCGGGCATTGGCATCGCCAGCACCCTGGCCGCGCTAAAAATGCCGCGATCCAATCGCCTGACGCAGAGGCAAAAATGA